CAGGAGCGGCAGGAGCGGCAGGAGCGGCAGGAGCGGCAGCAGGCGGAGGTGTCAACACTACTGGTTGCGCAGGCTGACTATTAACCACAGGAGCAGGAGTATTGGCAACAGAGCGGTCAGGAGTGTTCACAGCATGGCCGTCGGCGTGAGGCGCAGGTTGCACAGTGTTCGCGTAGAGTTCTGTGGTTTGGGTTGGTGTGAATGTGAGTTGGGCTTTACCATCATTACCAATCTGTAATGCGATGGTTACGTTGCTGAAGTTGAATTGAATATCGGACATGGTTAATTGGTTCATTGTAATTTCCTTTTCTTTACAGGGCTACGCCGTACTTGGCAGCTTCGGCGCGGATAGTTTCTATGGTCACGGATGGGTGTTGCGCCCAGTCACGCAGGTGTGCAAGTGTGGTTTGGAACGCTGGGTTAGCCAGCATAACGGATTTAGGGTCAGCGGCAACGTAGGCTTGTGCCGCAGGTGCTTCGTTGTCGGCCTTACGTTCAGGGAAGTCGATGGTAAGCATCTCGGCGGATTCCGCGGTCTTACCAAGTTGCAGCAGTTGTTGCAATTTGTCGTACTCAACATAGGCTTTGGCTTTGAAGCGTACCCCAATGTTCGCACCCTCACTGAAGCATACTTCGGTCACGAGACCCTCCCAAATTGCGCCGTTTTGTTTAATCAGCTTGGCATATTCGGACAGGGTAAAGTAACCCGCTGCGGCGCGGGCGGAAGTGCCGAACAGTGCGGTTGATGATAAATCCATACTGAACAGGCGCATTTCAGGGTCGTGGGCAAATACCACTACCAAGCGTTTGCGGGAGCCACACGCCTTACCCTTACCGGTAGAGGATGTACCTGCTACGTTCTTAGGGCATGATGCACAGGCATCGGACTGCTTGGCGAACGATTTAGGAGATGGGTGTACACCGTCGGCAGACCAGCAATCAGGTGGTAAGCTGTCGCCATCTTTATATTGTGACAGGTACATGGTGCGGTAAGTAGTGTTGCCCTCCGGAGCGATACCCAAGATGATGATTTCGGCACTGTTGGTATATTGCGGGAAAGCGACAATCGTACCGTCAGAACTAGCTACCGTACCCATTGGCTTACCATCTTCTGCCAAGAAGTTGATTTGTCCGCCTTTCAGTTGTACACGTCGGCTGCCGGAGAAGCCGTCGCCGAACGAACCCATAGAGGATTGCGCGGCAAGCTCTTGCATATAGGTGGGCATTTTACCGACGATAGGCATACCACCTTGTTGGGTGTTGGCTGGGAGATTTGCTGTCATGCTGTGTTTCCTTATTTAGTTGGTTTCTTAACCGAGATGGTTTTCTTGGTGTACGCTGCCACACCTGCTGGCAGTTGACCGTTGTTCTCGCGGATATAATCCTCGACGAAATCTTTGGATGGGCGCAACTGTGTTGCTTCCCATGCGCCGGACTCGATGATGAAACTACCAAACGCTGCTCTGTCCTCTACGCTATATGTCACGCGGTCGGATGAGACGATAGTTCCACCCTTAGTGCGGAAGCTGGTAGCATCGGCGGCATTCAACCGCTTCTGCATTTCGATTTCCAATTCAGCCTGCGTGTTCTCAACGTCTGCAATCGTGGCCTCGTAATCCGCCTTACGGTCGGCGAGCCAGTTGCGGTTGTTGATGTACCACTCGGCGAGTTGGGATTCTGTGTACTGGGATAAGTCCATATCTGCAATCCTTATTGTTGTTTATGCGGGTCGATTATACGAGATAATGTCTCGTATTGCAACCCAGTTCCTAAAATTCTTTGCAACTCCGCCCACTTCTTTGTCGGCATATCGGTGTGCTGCGCTCTGTCGATAGGGGCGCACCAACTGTTCACGGTACGTTCCTTAACGCCGAGCATCGTGGCGGCGCGGTGTTGGGTTATATTGGCACGCTTGAGCAACAAGCGCAGGTTCGCCGGAGTGTATCCGACCTCTGGGAAATCTACTGGCTTCATGCCTATCCTTTCTTGATATCAAGTGTATCGTAGTAAAGTTGAAGTAGAGTTTCCTGATTATGCTTATTATCTGCAAGATGCTGGTACATCCTGCGCTCCCTATTGTCCCCGTATAGGTGGACAATGTTCATGTGCTGCGTTTGCGATGGTCTGTCCATGCGCTCGCAGGCTTGTAGGTATGTCTCTGTCCGGCTGGGCGGCGCGTACCACACTGTGAGGCTGGCGGCGGTGGCCGTCACGCCGTGCGAGAACGCTTCGGGGATAGCCAGTATGACCTCCGGCGAGGAGGTCTGTTGGAAGCTGTCCAAGATGCGCTTGCGCTCGTGGACGCTGGTGTCGCCTGATATGACCGCTACATCAAAGTGTTTCTTCAGCGCGTCCTCTAATACCGTCATGACGTGCTTAAATGGTACGAACACCAATGCCTTGCTGTGGGGTCTGCCCTCTGCGATGCTGTCGTCGCCCGACTCTTTCGCTTGACGTATAAGGTCGATGGTCGCTTCGATACGCGCACTGTTCTCCAGTGCCATAGCTGTGCCGTCGTCGGCGTAGATAGCACCTGCGTATATCTGCCGCAGCTTGCCGTGCAGCACGGCGGCGTTGGCGGCGGCAGCTTGATGGCCTGTGTCGAAGTTGGCAACCATATCGTCAACCATAGCTTTGGTGGCGAGGGTCTGTGCCTTGCTCAACCCAACGTCGAGGTAACTACGCGTTACCGGCGGCAGGTCGAGACAGTCCGCCTTGCGGATGTAGATGGACGGTTGCAACAGATGATTAACGGTATCTTGCCAACCGTTCTTGTCGCGCCATATAAAGGTGCTGACCTTGAACTGTACCATGTCGCGGTAGGCGGTCTTGGTGCGTGGTATACGCGCAGGGTTTACCAGTTTTCCCTGTCCGTACGCGTCCATCGCGCCTTGCGGTGTCGGTGTGCCAGTCAACGCCCACACTCTTGTCTGCGGGGTAATCAGCTTCGACAGTGCTTTCCAACGCTTAGTAGATGGGTCTTTGTACGCCGTACTCTCGTCGACGATAATCAGGTCGTAGTTGTTGACCGCCAGCGTCTCGGAGATAATCTCAACACCGTCGAAGTTGATGATGTCTATCTCGGTGTCGTCGCGCCGAGCCAGCTCTTTGCGCCGCTTGCTGTCGCCGTACAGGACGCAGTGTCTGCGCCCGATGCAGGTTGCCATGATGTCGTCCACCCATGCCGAGTACATCAACGACTTGGGGCAGACCACCAACACCCTACCGATGACCCCAATGGTCATGAGGTAGTCCATTGCCCAACACGCGCTACGGGTCTTACCCGTCCCCATGCCAGCGAAGCAGTAAGCACGAGGGTTGCGAGACAGGAACTCCGCGATACGGAGTTGGTGGTAGTACGGACGGTTGCGACCATTGAACGCGTAGCCATCGAAGATGGTACTCACTGCCGGTTGACCGGCGAGCGAGAGCTTAGTCATGTTGTCGAACGTCCAATCGACATCGACCCACACCGTGCCGTCAGGGTGGTATTCCACCGGACGCGCATCGGGAATCGCTGCGGTAACGGCAGCAATGTCTGTGGTCTTAATGCGGAGAACGCGCTCATGCACGTTCGGGAAATACATATTAGTCATCTACGTTTCTTTCTTCGGGCTAGGTAGTCCTGCCCTTGTTGCCAGTTGTCGCACTCACTGTGCGGACACCAGCCACACAGCGGTGTGGCCTCGCCTGCTGGGAAGTTGTCGTTTACGATGGCAAGGACGACGCGGTTCACTTTCCAACGCCATTCCTCTTTCAGCCTGTCGATGTCGGCGCGGGTGTATGTGGAACGAACCATCTTATAGTCATCACAGACGAACATGAGGCAACCAGTGACCTTAGTCACGGTAGGGATAGCCAGCATGACGCACAACGCGTACAGGTCAATCTGCTTAGGGTCGGCGTACTTGGCAGACTTGTTGGTCTTCCAGTCAACGATGACGACCTCGTCCTTGTCGGGCGATAACATCAACACGTCAATCTTACCAGCCAGCGCGTTGCGTGGAGACCACCATACATCTCGGGCGGTTGTGAACTCTGCGGTGTAGTCGTTATGGATTGCGAATGTGCGTTCGCAATCGACTTCCCATCCGTTTGCCAGTCGTGTTTCGACGGCGGTTACTAATGGTTGATACTGCGATACGTTGTTTGGCAGCGGTACGCCGCGCATGATTGCGTCTTCTAAGCATTTGTGAACGTAGTCCCCCCACTTGGCTTCTTCTGATTGTTCGTATGGGTACAGCTTGTCGAGCTTTACCACCTTGTACTGCAATGGGCAGTGTTCAAATTGCGAGATGGCACTGTAACTTAATACCTTATGCTTGCTCATTATCTGTTCCTAGAAATAAAAATCCTGCGCTATTATACGCAGGATTCTCTCGTGTTGCAACTGCTTTACAACCGGCGGCGCAGTCGGGTCGATGTCGCCAAACGTATGCGCGGTTTGTAGTGGGCTATACCACCTTTGCCGAAGTTGCCGGTAGGTCGGCTATACGGCTCGCCACGACATAACGTACCGAAGTTGCGCAACGATACCATATTACCCTTAATCAGTTCCTCTGATATTTGCTCGATGAAGAAATCTACCATCTTCTTGGCACGGGCAACAGGAATCTCGAACTCCAACGCCAAGCGTTTAACGAGGTCAGATTGGTTAACGCGCGGCACCCCATACTTCTGACTCTTGGTGGGTGTTGCGGCGGATGATTTCGCGTACTTCATCGTCGCTGGCGAGTACCCAACCCTCAAACGCTGACGGCATCATTGAGTCGAAGCCCACGCCACCAGAGGGGCGCGATAAAAGAAATTGGTTAGGGATAGGCAGGTTCACTTCATCTTCGCCCGTACCATAGTTGGCGTTGACAAAACGGGATAAGGCGTTACCACCAATGATGGCTAGAACGACAACATCCATACTATTGGCGCGGCGGACGGCTTTACCGGCTTGCAGATACTCAATGGCGGTAGCGCGGTCGAAAGGTTTTTGTTTCATCTTGCCCATAGCCAGTTGTGCATAGTGGGCAATCTTCATGAAGTCGAGCTTCTCTTGGTCTGCGCGTTGGTTCGTACCAAAACGCGCGGCGTATTTCTGAATCTGCGCGATGCAGTCTTGTGACGACCATGATTCCACGTTGTCGTTTGGCGCGTCGCCGTATTGTGGTACGGTGTAGTTCTCGATGTGGTCTGCCACCTTAGCGGCAAATTCGTTCCAGTCTTTAGTACGTTGGGCTGTCATAGGATTTCTCCAGTTTGGGGGTTGAAAATATGTTTGCGGTCGGGGTTGTTCGGGCGTTTAGACCAGTCGTCATCGACCGCGCCGTAACTCTGCGCCCAGCCACCCTCTGACGCGAGGGTAATGCCTTTGATGTATTCAGGCGCAGTACACATACAACGGTGCATATATTCCGCAGCGACCTCTGCTTGCTCGCGCGGTACGACGATACACCATTCGTCGTGGGTGTTCATTACGATGGGGTAGTATTGGGCAATCCATACGGCTTGGGTTTTCATGATGGCGAACGCGAGAGCCTGTGTGATGTTTTCCGCCACTAATCCGGAATACACCTTTGTTTTCAAAGGCTTACCGTTATACCCACACTTATCGTAGAAGTATTGCGGACGGCGTGGGTTGGTAAAATCCGCACTAAGGTTCGGGTAATTCAACCATAAACCGTTCGGCATACGGATACCGGCGACCTTGCGTCCGAAGATATAACGGTTGCCATCGGCGAAGAACATCTTGCCATCCGGCCCGCCGAAGTACATCTGCCCACCTGCTACCATCGTGGCGAGGGCTTGGTCGCACATACGCCAAAAGCCTGTGATGAATCCGTTGGCATCACGCCATGCGCGTACTGTACGCGCTGACTCGTCCATCGTCATGTTAATGCCGGCATTAAGCAGCGCATACCGCTGGAATCCCTGCGCTCCTTGACCATAACCCAACGCGAGGGTGGCGGTCTTACCGTACTGACGCATCATGCTATATTTGTGCGCCGTAGCAGGGTCGCTACTCTTACGCCCATCGACAATTTCTTGGTATGGAATACCATGAATCTTAGACGCAGCGAACGAGTACACGTCGCCGCCGGAGGCGAACACCCCCAGCACGTCTGTTTGGTTTGCAGTGTAGGCGAGGACACGACAATTACTTACCACTAATCCGTTATAAGTGAAACGGTGGCGAGGTCCTGCGTTGACAATATCGAATACTTCGATAGTACCTGTGATAGGGTTTCCCCATTCGTCGTAGCGGCCTGTGGGGGATTTTGGTATCGCCGCCGGTTTAGGTTTATACCGTCGCATGAGTGGGGCGGCATACACTGCCTTGCCATTCACTTCGCCTACCATCAGCTCAATCCGTGCAGCGGCGGCTCTACCAAACGGCACGGCTGCCCCGTTCCTAGTGTAGACCACATGGTCGGGTGTTGCCGTGATTCCGGAATAGGTAATGACATCTTTAATACCCTTAACGACTACACCATCATGCTTAACCCACTCAACACCATCCCACAACAGGTCGTCAGGCCCTACATAGCGCAGCTCAACTAACCCTCGTTTGGTAAGTACCATGCCACGCCCGTCCAAGCATTCGATTTGCGAGGCATCATAGTTGATTATGACACTATTTCCTTGTGCAATAATACTGCGGCGCAGCAGGTCGCTCTGCCCCTCGCGTCGTCCGCTTGGTAGGTTCTGCATATTCGCACTGTTGTGAACCAGTTTACCATTAGCCACATAACAGTGGCGGTCGCCGACATTCAGAATGTCATAGACCATCGCTTTCGCGCCGTCGGCGTAGCAGATATTGGACTCCGGCATGGATTCATAAACGCCTCCGTCAGGTAGTCGCGCTTCTGCCAACACATAGCGGTTATACATGAACCACTCGAACGGCTCGGTGTACTCACGCTCGGAGTTGGTAAAGCACTCGTGGTTCTTAGTAGCGGTCAGGCCGTCCCAGTTGTACACACGCTTCACGCCATGACAGACCACGCCGTCATGGGCGCACCAGTCAGAGCCGTCCCATATCAGGTCGGTAAGCTGAACATCCTTAATCATGCGGTACTCCCACGCATCCACAGCCGCTCCCACTGGTAAGACCACAATCATGGTCTCGCCTACGAAACAGCCTGCCGAACCACCGCTCATGCGGTTAGTGTGCGCTCCGCCAATCTTGTAGCCCATCGGCAGGAAGCCATAGCTACCATACTCAAGGAACTTGAGGCATCGGGTCTCGTCGATACTAGACTTAGCCGCCAGTCGCGCTTGGCATATTGCCTGAACTTTAGGGTCATCATGCTCGCATAACTCTTTGAACGCCACGTCGGTCTTACCGAACGCCCATGTGGTCTTGCCGGTTTTCTCGGACACTTTGGTCGGAATGATGAACGCGCCGGTCTTGCCTTGTTCCAGCTCTTCTTCAGTGATACCACCCATGCTGCGTAGGACTTCGGCGAACTTGTCATTACTGCGCAGATGCGCGGACAGCTCGTCTTGCTGGGTGTTGAACATCTTGCACACCTCTGCCAACTGCTCGGCCTTGTAGGTGCGGCAACGGTTAAGCTCGTACTCAACCGTAGGCAGGTCAACGGTCAGGCGCGGTTCGGTGTAGCACCGCAGGATGATGTCTTGGAAGCGCATCTCCTCGTCAGTCAGGTACTGGCGCAGCACTTTGAACAAGAACCATGTGATGTCGGTATCGTTCTTACAATACTCGCGGTAGGCCGCCCACTGTTGCGGCGTGAAGTCGGCACGGCGTTTACCCAATGCGTCCAACACCTCTGTGCCTTTAGGGGGTACTTCGTATCCTGCTTCTTGCAACAGCCGGATACAGGTGGCAAGGCTGGCACTACCGGCGAGGGTCTGAACACCTAACGCCTGTGCCATACTCATGGTATCAATCAACACCGCAGGGCGCACACCGTACCGCCAGTACAGGATACTGCCGTCGAACACGGCGTTATGAGCGATGACTGCTGTATTAGACCAATCGACCGTAGCGAAGAACGTAGGGATGTTATCGCCGTCAATAATCTGCACTGGGTCGTCGTTGAACTTTACGGCTACCATCAACACTTCCATCTGTGGGTGCATGACGTAGGCTTGCGTCGTCATCTTCTTGAGGTTGATTTCTTTGTCGTAATACGTTTCAAAGTCGAGGGTTAAGTAGTTCATCGTGTTTCCATAACAAGTAGAGGTTGAACGTAGCTTGGCAAGTTTGCCAATCTGCGGATAAGTGCATCGCTTTTGGCGAGCTTGGATTCATTAAGCTCTACAAGCGCAGCAGGAGGGGGTAAGTCATCCGCTCGCCCGCGCCCAATCATGTAGCCGATAGCCATAGTCACACGGGCGTTCTCACTACCCCAGCGGTAGGTAGCAATCTCTGACGATTCCAAGCGCACCTTTAACACCAAGTGGTTGCGGTGCTGCTGTCGCCACCCAAACATGAAGCGTTGTAAACGCCGTACGATGTAGGGCAAGATTGCGCTTACGCCATGCAGTTTACGCTTGGGTACGTTCACGGTATAGGAGCTTACCTTTACCAAAACAAATGCCCCTTTATCGATAACCCATACGTCAGGGCGGATTTCTCCTAAACACGCGCCGGACACTTTGGACACCGCGACAGCCATCTCATACAGAAAGGTGGCACTAAGTGGATTACAGGGGGCGGTCTTGGTATGGAGTGCGATAGCCACCGAACCATAGACTACTACACCAACAGTATGTGGGCGGTCGGGTGTTTTCCATTTAGAATAGTTCTTCATTGCTTAATCTCTTGTAAGAGTCTAGGGGTCATGAGGGTGGCCAACAGGTCGCGCTTTAACAGGATGCCTGTCTTGCGGAACTCCCACTTGGCTACACCCCACAAGGTTGTGTCGTGGTTGTTCGATAACTGTCGCAGAGACACGTCGGTCGCGGCGAGAAGTATGGCAACTACCAACGTAGCAAGCTCGATGACGGCGCGGATACCGAACAACAAGACGACAAGCGTATCCCACAGTGAATACAGTACCAACAGCACACACATCCACCCACCGGCAATCATAGAAACAAGGTACATCATCAGCGTTTACTCCCAAAGAGCATAGACGACCGGCGCAGGTTATCCATCTGCTCTGAAATATCGGCAGCTATAATGTACTTGGTCGAACCAATGATGTCGCCCTTATATATGTAGTCGCGTGCATAGCTATCGAAAACAGCCCCAGCCGCCATTGCCAGCGAAACCAGTATTGAACTGAACAACTTGATAAAGAACATAGCAACGTACAGTATCTCGGCTACCACCCACAACAGACCGGCGGGGAAGAAGATAATAAAGGCAACCGATGCGCCTAAAACTTTACTCATAATTTTACTCCTAAGATTTTGGATTCATGCGCCGCCCAGTCGAACACCGACAGGCCGGTCTTATTCTCAAGGGTACGCAGTTCCCCCTCTGCATCGAGCAAGATACCGCGCAGGAATTTGAAGTTGTCCGCCAGTAGAATCTGCAACCAATCCGCACGGACTTCCGGCACGGAACGTGGTCGGCTCGCCGGTGGCGAGTTGGGGACGAGGGTATGAATGTCATACAGGTGGTTAGCCCACACGATGATGTCGGTGCGAAACTCGTTGTACGGCAGACCGGAGTCCTTAGCTGCTTGGCGCACGTCCTTACCATTGACCACTGCCACGAACTCGTCGCGCAATGCTTGGCGCAGGGTGGCCGTGATACACACTTTCTTGCACACCTGCTGGGCGCGGGTGTAGTTCGTCAGGTACTCGAACAAGTGTTGACTGATATGCTCGTAGCTGTCGGCGATACACAGGCAGGCGGTGTACAGGGGCGACAGCACCTCGCGGCGACGTTGCGGACTCTCCAGCTCGTCAAAGTCAGTGAGCCACGATACCAATGCAGAGTATGCCACCTTGCATAGCTCAACCGTCTTGCCCATGTTGGGCTGGGCGTACATTCGTGCGAGGATATGGTAGGCATTCAGGGCGCGAGTGAAGAACATCAGGGTGCTGGGGTCGGTCATGTAGGGCATATCGCCCAGTCGCAACCACATCTCTGACAGGTATGTGTACAGGGTGTCGCGGTCGATGTACTCGGCTTCCATCATCTTCTTGCAGTACAGCTTCCTACCATTCAGTACCTTGTTATCGCGATTGCGGTCGGTCTTGAAGCTGGCATGGGTCTCGCGTTTGGTGCGCTTAACCAAACGTTCGGCTTGCTTTTGCAGCTTCGCCTCTTTGCGCTTGGCGGTCAGTGAGCTGGCGGTTTGCATGGCGGTGAGAGTTCGGGTAAGGGGTTGTTCTTCACGGCTTCGCGGATTGCTTCAGCGCGTTTCTTAACCATAGACAGGGCTTCGACTGGATATTCGGTCGCATGGGACATCAAATTCAAGGCTTCGACTGCCTCGTCGATAACTTCGTCCACACCATCAGAGTGCAGGTGCAGCACGTCGAACAGGCTGTTCAAGGCTCGGTGTAAATCATTCATTCTCTTACTCCCAACTTACGATTAAATCGACGCAGTACGCCTCGTCTGCATCAGTTACTTGGACTGTGTAGTCGTGGGCTTCAAAATAATGTTTCATTGGCGTACCGAGTTTCATAGCAATACCATTGATTACGCACGAGGTCTCGCCGTCGAGTGCGTTTTCTACAATATTACGCTCGGCAGACTTACATAAGGATTGGTTTTCCTTGTAAAACAGCATCAAGTCACGCAGGTCTGTTGCATTTATCATTTCTTCAACCTTTGGTAAATAATATCTAATTCAGGGATAAGGGTGTCGACATCGCCCCACAGAGCGAAGCCACCGGCGGCAGTGATGCGCCCTAGTTGCAGGCGTTGGTTGGTGCGTGGGGCTTGACCTTTCGCCTTGCACTCGACACCGACGAACCGTCCGCAGACACACAACAAGAAGTCAGGCACACCCACCTCGCCAGCTTGTACCACACGGACGATATACACATCGGGTTTATCTTTAGCCCACTGCTTCACGGCATGGACAACTGCGCTCTCCGGCGTGGTACTGCTACGCTTCGGCTTCACCGCCTTGACACCCAGTGGTATGGCTTCGATTCCCATCATGCACCTACCTGTACATTGAAGTAGGCCAGCACATCTGCGTCGCTCTTGTCGGCGAAGTCAGGGTATCGGGCGCGTAAGGCGTTGGCGATGGCCGCCGTCGCATCGTCAGGTGCAGGGGTCAGTTGCATATCCACGTCGAGGGTATCAACCAATGCCAGCAGGCTGTCGATTTGCGCCTTGAGTTGGCGTAGTACCGAGATGGGAACATCGCCCCGTGCCTTGAGTAGGTCGGCATAAGTTTCAGGTGTGTTACTCGTCATGTTCCACCCCCACGATGGCGATATAGGAGTTGTCGGGGCTAGGGGTATCATCGCCTAAGATAGAATTATTCCACTTCTCACAGAAGTAATCCGCAGGGTAGAACTCCCATTGGTTCGTGCCGAACAGACCAAGTACTTGCTCAACCGCTTCGCGCATGGCAGGGATATTTCGGAAGCGTTTACCTGTCATGTGTGCCATCATTTTGCTGTCGGCGGTTGAATCCGCAGCCGCTACCAGTACATAGGTTTTCATCGTGGTTCTCCATTGGTTTTGCAATCGGTCGCATAGATTGCAGTATTACTCATAAAAACATCTTCATTATCGGACGTACCATACGCGTAGCTTGTGGCGATACGGCACTCTTCTACAATGCCCGCCTCGTCGTCTGTCGCGGTTGCGACGCGTCTAGGGGCGTTCACACAAGACAGGAACATGGATTCAAACTTTTCGTGGCGTGCTTCAACCTCGCTTCGCTTGGCACAGATTGCAGGTAAGTCCAACTTATCGTTTCTCTTCAGGGCTGAATCATCACAACCGCCGACCATAAGAACTGCGGAAACTACCAATACATACAGCTTCATCGGCTGGTCTCCGCATCGCCACGCACACGCTCCATCGCATCGAGCTTGTCGTACTGCTCTTCAATTACTTTAGCTTGCTCGTACACTGCCACTTGGTTCTCAAGCTCGGCGATACGTTGGGCGCATTGATGACTGGTAGTATCAGTCGTACCATCGGTACTGCTCATGGCGTACACGCCACCACCGATAGCGGCAACGGCGAGAATGGTTCGGATTGCGTATTTCATGATTGCTCTTTCATATATTTAACAAAGGCTGTCAGGTGGGATTCGTACTCTCGGTACTTCTGCTCAAGAGTCAGGTACGGATTGCAGAACTCATACTGCTCACACAGGGTGTACATCATATCGCCGTCAGTATCGAGGGCATCTTCGAGGTCGTAGGCCGATACCCCACAGTTCGCATCGTGGATAGACTCACACATGGTGCGGACACTCGGTGATGGTGGTTGTTCGTTGACCACCACATCAAACCAATCAGCCAAGACATTCTCATGTGGATAGGGATAGTTGCGTGTGTCCCAGTAAGGGTGGGTGGAGAACACTTCCTTAACCGCCATGATTTTGGCATAACGGCTCTCTACGTTTTCATCAATCATGATTTACTCTTTTCTTCGGTTGCGTTCCAGCTGATAAACGTAACGGCACTTTGCCCAGCAGTAATATCTTTGCATAAATGGGGAAAGCCCGCGTCGGCAACGAATCGCGTAAATAATTCAGTGTCATACTGCCATGTTTGGTAGATAAACAGTGTAGGGTAATCTACATCTAACGATAATAATTCCAGTAGCTTATTGTCACTGGCAGCTCGCCACACAAGCCGTACACCCTGTCCGCCGTTCGCGGCTACGATATTCATCTCGCGTAATACCATTTGCCAAAGCATCTTAGTAACCGCCGGTCGGCTTTTGGTAACACGTTCTTGAAACTCCGCATGAGTGGCAAGTGATGTATTTACTTTTGCTGTCATGGTTTACTCCCAACAAATAGTACTGATGGTATCGCCGAGTCCCTTGCGGCGTACCCAATCCACTGTCAGCTTTTCAAATTCTAAGCGTTTGGCTAAACGTTCCCAATCGGGAACCGCTGACAGGTTTATATGCACTTCGGCCAAATCGCGGACACCAACCTCGTCAGGATTGGCTAAATGAGCGCACCGGCCATCGTCCTCGTCGCCATCTGCGTTGTAAACGAATACCTCCAACCCACTAGCCCCTGTCGAAGCCGCACGCAGAATGCACTCCGCGAGCTGGTCGAACATAGGGTCAGCGTGGGTATCCACAAACTGGTTAAACTTAATACGCGCTTCATCGCCCAAACGCATGGGTTTGTATAAATTTACCATTTGTTTTTATTCCCAAGAGATAATGTCAATTAACGTGCCGTACTTCGCGCTCGGCATAGTTTTAACGTCGAAGCCGTCTGACTCAAAGCGTTTTATCAGGTCGGCGTGGTTGATTAATGCAGCTACATTGACACGAACAGCAATCACATTATAAATGTACTTGTCATAAGAGAACGACACTACAACATTCGGTAATTTTTCGTCGTTGGTATAGGACAGGCTCAGCTTTGTCGCGCCTTTGGCAGACTCGGTTTCGATAATACCAAGCAACTCGTGATACACGTCCTCGTTGCATTGGTCACGGTACTTGGCGACGGCTCGACGTGCGCGTTCGGCAGGGGTAATAAGTACAATATCGCAGGTTTGTGGGTCTGATGTTTTGTTCAAATCTTCCACTTATTTTTACTCCTTAAAAATTTTCAAACAACTTAATAATACGAAAGAATCTCTCGTGTGTCAATAGGTTTTACACAGCAGTGTTCAGCCAGTTTGCGAGGTGGTCGAGGGTGCTGTCGATGGAGTGTGGGGTGGCATCGGATACCGCCATGCCGAGCTTATGCACGGCTCGTAACAAAGCCTTATCCCAAGCCTCCGGCGCGTTGTACACGCCGTGTGAGTGCGCCCACACGCCCCAGTCATCCATGATGGACAGATTAACCACCGTTGAGCGTTGGGTGACGAAGCCTTGCACCTTGATGCGCTCGGCTTGACCTGTTGTGGTAGCCGCTACGTCGGGGGCGTACAGTGGCGCATTAGCCAGTCGGCTGGCTCGCATGGTCTTGCGGATACCGCGCACCTTAGACTGGCAGTAGATACCATCGGGGGCGTAGAACGCGTTGCCGTCGTGTGTCCAAAACTCCGACTGGCGCAGTCGGGTCTCAAAGGCTTGCTCGAATCGGGCTTTCGCCATCGGCGTGGCAGGATTCCACACTATCGGCAGATTCGGTTCAGGGCGTGTCGGCGTGTAGGCAGGGTGTGGAGGGAGCAGGGCGTGACGATGAGGGGTAAGGTTTACCACATCGTCCCCCACGAAGTTACCATCAACCAGTGGCATGATTGACCCATTGGCCAGTGCTTCACGGTATGCCTCCTCGTTATGGCGCAGGTAGGCTACCACCTCGCCAGCTGTCAACCGTCCGTGTCGCAGGGACTCACGGCGTTGGGCTTCAAACACATCGGCCACTGTGATTTGCGGTATCAGCCCTTGTGCCAGCATCTTGCCCAACTTGTATGGGCTAATGCCGGTAACTTGACTCACGGCCTTGATTGATTCAGCCATTGGCTTGCTCCTGTGGGATTAATGTATCAATCACATACGTCATTGCTTCCGCCAACTGGTTAATGTTGTCGGTGTTCATCTCGGCGATAGCTTCGGCCATCAAAGGTTGCAGGATAACAGTGATAATGTCTCTAACATCATCTACCAATTTTTGCCCTTTGTATGGGGTTTCAAACAGCATCAACATTTGCACCGTTGCATCGCACACGCCCTCTTCCCAGTCGAAGTAATACACTTGGGTCGTGTCGTCATCGGGTGCAACCCCCAACGTTTCACACTGGCTCATACATTCTGCCACCATGTCATAATGTGCGTTGGCAACTTCAATGTACTGGTGGGCATTGGCAATGTATGGCAAGTTTAAACGGTCAAGAATCTGTTGTGCATCCAACCCCATCGAGGACAGACCCTTGATGAGGGCTTTGCGCGTATCGCACAGGTTTTCCAGTTGTTCATTATCGGTGTTCATAGTGATTCCTCTCTTACAGTCTTTGCCACAGGTGGGCTACCAAGTCAGGCTCGGCAGCCAGTGCTTCATCCAACATAATGCTATATCGTTGGGCAATTTCCGGCGTGATGTCGCTGTCGTTTTGGAAGTCCTCGTCATCGCCGAACACATGGGCAATCAATGCCTCGCCCAAGATGTACACAACCATGTTGGCAACCCAGCAAGGGTCGCCATATTGCAACGCCGGCGCAGTTTGCCCGAACTGGGTTTGTTCGTAGTCCATCACGGTTCGGACGGCCAAGAATGTACCAACCTGTTCAAGGTCTCGCTCGGCACTATCGGTGTAGATATAGGTTTGGTCTTGGTTATACACAGCATGGTGCATATCAACAGTAGACACGCCGTGCAAATCATGGCTAATCAAAGCATTAATCAGTTGCGCTTCTACTTCGTTAAAAATTGCTGGTGTCATCAGATGTACTCTTTCATTGCTTGTTTAATAATTTCCATCAACCGCTCGGCTTCTTCAACTTCGCATTCAATGATGGCGGTTTTCAGTTCTTCGGCGGTTACAATACCGAAGTAATCAATCGCACTGGCAAACAGTTGCTGGCCTTTGTACTCCACGTCTTGCTCGTCCAAGTAGAACACAAGCTCATCGGCATATGTCCACTGGATTTCGCCGGTTGCTTCATCAAACCAATGGACAGGTACATGGTCAGTCATGGTTAAACCAATGTTTTGCAACCAACGGCAGGCACTGGCAATCAGGTCATACCATGAGTTGATGCGCTCGATGTTTTCCTCTTCAGGTTCATGGACGATTTCTTCGGGTGTAACGACAGGTCGGTCAACAAGACGTACAAGTTCCTCGTAGTCGCTCACATGGCCGTTATCTATCAACACGGAGATGGCGTTGGTTCGTTTATTCGCCAGTGCCAACATTGCATCGCGACGTTCAAGGGAAATAGTAGGTTTCATAGGTTGCTCCAAAGGTCTTCAAATAAATTTGTTTCCTCGACCGCTTGGTCGAATGTTGCTTGCAGGTATTCCCACGCTTCAGGGGGGATTGCTCCCTCGTTGTCCATCTGATTATCGAACAACCGCCCCATCAAGTCCTCACATAACGCAAGGGCAAGGGCTTGTACCAACAGGCATGGGTTCTCGAATGTCTCAATCTCATTATCCAACGTGCCGTATTGGGATTGCATACGGCGCATAAGCGCACCGACAACAGATAGGGTGTCAAGCTCACGCAGTACAGATTCGGCCTCCGCCCATGATGTGTACAACAGCTCGCCGTCAATCTCACGCGTTACCCACAGGGGGATTTCGTCCATCTCAATATCGGGTCGGGCGTGGAACAGTTCACGGAATCGGTGTTCCAATAATTCAAACAGTTTAGGGTTCATACATACACTCCAAAGGTCGTACCTTGTCTTAAGATTTGCCAACGCATTACGTCCCCTCTAACAATACCTTGTATTCGTGGAGCAGTACCATCATGGGTGGCGCGTAGGTTAGGTTTACCCAGCATGGCAAACACCTCTGTCAGACGGCGACACTGTATCTCACTCAATGGGGCAATAGTGCGAAGCATAAACTGGAAGCCGTCAGGTATAATGTCGCAAAGCAAATGCCCATCATAGTGTATCGTTATCCTATCATCACTATGGCGTTCGGCGTGAAAACCATTAGCCCCTAATGCTAGGGTCTCTCTTCCTGTACCATGCAGGAACTCAATTAATTTATACTTCATGGTTGCACCCTTTCTTCAAAGTTGCACGGTCAGACTGTCGCCTGTACCGTCGTTGTAGATGTACTCAATGTACAGGATTTCACGGTGTGCGCCCTGTCTCTTCGCTTGCGCCATGCAATACCGGCGAATACTCTCTTCAGACCATCGACCGCGAAGCATGATAGCCTCATGGCGGAACAGGCATTGTTTTGGAATGTATTTGCTGTTCGGCGGTGTCAGGTTTGGATAGCCCACACTGGCGCGGACTTCGGTCATCTCTTGGGTTTTCATTTTATGCACTCCAATTTTGAGGGTTATCCCAATCAAAGTTATTGTAGTCCACTGGTTCACTTGGTCTAATGTCTGCTTTAATCATTGCACGCTCTTGCAACTGCGTTGCTACAGCCACACCCAATGCCTCTTGAGCGTTTAAAATAACGCGTTTTGTCATGCGCCAAACTGATTTATTTGGCGCATGGTCAGCATTATATGTATCTTTAACTGCTTTATAGGCCGTCAACAAGTCACGGTATATAACCAATTCTTTTCTCATACGGTTACTCTCAACGGCTGTTTCAAAGGCAGGCTGTACTCGGCCATGACAAGGCCGTTATGCACGCGTTGGATAGATTCGCCCCTCATAGACCATCTCACACGGAGCTGGGGCATACCCAGCAAGGCGAAAATATCGGTCATACGGTTGCAGTCAGCGCGGCTTGACAGGGGGTAGGTGTGTACAATCCATTGCAAGCCATCAGGGGTAAACCGGCAAAGCATACAGCCTCTGTACCACACGGCAATTTCGCCAGAATTGTATCGGCGGGCAAGGAAACCCTCATTACCCAAATGTAAGGTTTTGGATTCAGGGCTATGGAAAAAGTCAATCAGTTTGTTCATGGGTGTTTCCTCTTCAAATATGCTCGATTACACAACCGTCTTGTGTCGGGACATAGCGGTAAAGCCGGTCTCGCATGACAGTCTCGATTAATTCCTCTTCATCAGGGGACAGATGCTGTCCGTTGGTATAACACGCGCAATCCAAAGGTGTACTGCCGAACTCAAACGTTTCAAGGTCGTAAGTGCGTTTGTATGGTGGACTAATGGTGCAATATGGCGCAGTGATAGATACCTCATAATCTTGGTTAAACCAACACAAGGTAAGCTCACAGCCATAGGATTCAATAACGCCGTCTTCATCTTTGAAATACACTTCGGTGTCAATGCCCAGTGTGCATTTAGGCTTGGTGTTTTCTACCAAGTCAATCAGTTTTTCGATGGTTTTCATTTCAAATGTCCTAATAACAAAGCTCAACGGCATAAGGGTTATATTTCAGGTTGTAGGAGCAGGCGCGGTGGCACATGAGGGCATCTAATGCCAACTCTTCCTCTTGGGTTAGGTCGCACGAGTAGCTACCGGTGCAATCGGAAAAGTCGTAATGTAAGGTGTCAATATCAACCACGCCGTCTTTCGGCGGTGCAACAATGCCATAGGTTTCAAGTGTAGCGAAGTTGTCTTTGTCGTCTTGCCATACCCACTGGACGGTACATGAGACCATAGGTACATCTTGGTCGGATGTATCAACACAATCATCACTCACATTTAAGTAGATAGATGGCTTTGTATTTTGGATTAAATCAAACATTTCTACACCTTTATGGCTTTTATACGGTTAGTAATATCATTGGATAAGTCTTGTCGCAGTTGTTGCAATTTCGCTTCAAACGCTCGTTCTTGTTCCAACATCTTAAAGTGGTAATACACCGCCGTTCTACCGGCAATGGTCACTTCGTAAAAGTTGTAGTGGCTGGGGTCGTTGTCCGGCAATGCTGGATACTTAAAGGCAGACGGCAAATGCTTACCACTACCATTGGCTTTAAATTCCGCTATGTCGCTCTCGCTAGGATTCACACGTTTGAAATACCCATGCGAAGTGAACGCATCAATAGTCAACTGGCGGTGCATATGGCATACGACCAATTTTTTACGCTTGAATGCCTCAATAAGCGTGTCCATCATATGATAAGGTTCTTCAGGAATTTCATACGGATTACGCATTTCGGTTTCCTCTCATTAATCAATTTGCTAAAGCCACCCACACGGAATGGCTTGGACAAACAGACTACAGGTTTCGGAAGTAATAGCCGTCTTGCTCGAAGTAGTCATGGCGCAGGTAGCTAGACCATACCAACTCCCAGTCGATACAGTTTCGCAGGTAAGAGGGCAAGTCTTCCAACGCTTCAGACTCAATCTCTTCGCAAATGTCTTCACAAAAAGATTCAGGCGTGCGATAGCGACCAACAAAGGCTTCCATCGCTTCTTCAGGGTCGAAGTTGTCGGTATCTTCAGCATAGGCCACCACGATTTGCTGGTCGTCCTCGGACAGACCGAGATATGCTTGGAGGGTGTCCCAGTCGCGCTCAAGGTCGATACAGTCGGGAATGCCGCTTGTTCCCGTGACTTCGCCCAAATCTTCAATCTCTTCGTAAGAGTCAAAGTCAGACAGGTCATACCAAGATTTATTGTCAATTTCAATACGCATTTTTGTTTCCTTTCATTACGTTAACAAACAATATCGGTGTATTCCATATCCTGCACGCTCCCCAGTGCAAGGGCTAAAAGTTCAGGATGCAGGCATTTCATACCACGCAGGGATTCGCCGATAGAGGTTTTCAGGTATTCCAAATTAGTGTCGGTGTCATAGACACCGCTCAACGAATCGTCCGCGATGGTTTCGCCTGTTTCGCAGTCGATAAGCTCAACGGAGTAGTAATAGGGCGTTTCGTAGGCATACAGTTGAAAATCGAGAAGCAGGGGTTCAGCCTCTTCAATGCTCATACCAAACAGGAATAAATGCGCCCAGTCGCTTTGCGAGTAGCCTGTCGCGGTGTATCGATATGGCAGACATTCCTCTTCTTGCGCCACTTCATACCAGTCTTTCCATGACACGTCGGCAAGGGTGTAGCGTGTCCAATCCCAATCAAGGCAATCGCGCCATTCTTGGCGTTCCTTTTCTGTCATGGCGTTGAGTTCTTCAGCAGTCCATCGGGGGGATTCGGAGAAATAGGCATATTTGTGTTCCCCGATAGGTTCAATACCACTGTTTTGGATAAAACCCCTGAAACAGATTCGGCCAATTTCTTGGTCGTATTCCACGCGGATTTTAAGGTATTGGTTATGCTTGATAAGTTCAATCATTGCTTTTCCTCTCGTTAAGGTTACTCACTGAAGCCGTCCGTTTAGACGGCTTGTATCAATAACCTAAGTATGACCACGCCGTAAACGGCGTGGTCATACCATGCGCCCTATGAATGGGCGCAATAGTACCATGTTGACCTTTGCACGCTCTACCATCATGCTAGCTATCTTGCATACGTCATGGATTTATGTACCATGATTCTGTGAATGGACAGGGGAATAGGCTTGTTTCATCCTTTCCGCACTTTATACCAACGCAATACTCTTACGGGCTGTCCATCTTGTTTTGCCTCTTGAGACGGATTGATACCATACTCAAGGCGCATGATGTGCTTTTTCTAAGTTGTTAAAGAGCGTTCGACAAGGGCGTGATGACCTCTTATCTAGTCATAATTACAGGTTATAACGCCTGCTAGGTCGAAGACCCAGTTTTTACGATATGTTTGTATTATAACCGCTTTATTTTAGCTTGTCAAGAAAAATTTAACTACTAACTTAATAAGTCGTGAAATAACACGTTGAAGATAGTTTATACCATCTTTTAGAATAAGTCAAGGTTTATTTTAATCATGCAACATAAATATATAGGTATCCCATGCCAATAGGGCTAAAGGAATTTATACCGCCTTTTTTATGCGCCCATTTGCGCATAATAGGGTTAATCAATTTAAGGCTATGATTAAATAGGTTATGGCTTAATTCATGTTTCGTATTATAAGCAAATGCGCCGAATAAGTCAAGGGTTATTTTATCTTGCAAACTAATTTTTAAAGAGCAGTTATAACTCATGGAGTAATACCATACTTATAAGCAAATGCGCCGTTTTAGATGGGGGGCTTTGCTTAACTGTTGAGTGAATTATAGGGGGTATAGGGTAATAAGTCAAGGGTTATTTGGTTAGGATATGTAAGGAAATGTGTAAAGAAATGTTTGTTTGAGAATGAACGAAAAACGGATAAAAGGGCGGCTATTTTAGTTTGTTGTGAATCCTTTTTGGCCACCTCGAGAGGCGAAAAAATTTTTCAAAAAAAAAAAATCGACGATTAAAAAATCCAAACAAAAAAAAATAAGATAATAATAATATAATATTATATTTATTTATTTATATCTACTTTTTTTTCTCTTTTTTCCTCTTAAAAAACATGGTATTACTCAACGCGCCCTCTATTTCGGCCACAAAATAAGTATCATTTTATTTCGTTTTGCGAAAGTGGTATATTTCAGTTTTCCTTTAAAATCAACAACTTAACTTTCCTCTTTAAAATCATAGACTTAGGCCTTATTTGAGGGATATATTGAGGCGAAATAAACCCCGTTTTAACAAACTTTTTTAGTGGCCATTTTACGATAAAACGCTATTTAATAATTATAGTCTTATGTAGCAGATGTTTTATTTTAGTTTGTCTGTGTTTTTTTCATGTTAAGATTTGTTAACAAGCATATATAAACCCTTGCTTACCATATAACTGCTTTATTATTATATGTCGTTTTATATAATCTGATTCTTATTTTTAATTTTTCGTGGCTAACGGACGGCTTATTTGACAAATGTCGTCTTATTTTTGACACGCGATTTTTTCTCTTGTTTTCGTTATAGATGTTAATGACTTTTTGAAACAAGCGAGGGTTTATTTTTAAGGCTGAGTTTATACTAATTGGGTGTTGTATATAGTGGCGATTGCAGATAACGGCGTGATTATAATTGGGGGGGCGATGGGTAACGGCGCGGATGTACACAACGCAAAACAATCGCCGTCTTATTTACTTTATTACGGTTTATTTTGCAAACGTTGTAAGCAACGTTTTATTTTTTAGGACGGCGTAAGATGTAGGGGGCGGTGTGGATTTTGTGTAAGTGGTGTAAGAGGGTGTTTATATATCCCCCCTATTGGAACACGGGAGCGATACCGTCCCCCGTCAGAGAAAAGGGTAGTCGCACACAATCCACAACGTCCCACAAAAAGTGGCAACGGTCGGCATCGGTTACATAACAGGGCATTTATATGCAACGACTGGCATAGACGACGAAGATGGTATAATCCCCCACTTATATACAACGAGGTTCTCGGTTACACAACAAGGTATTTGTACATAATAGAACCACACATCTATCGGCATGGACGGCGCAGGAGGCAACGATGGCGAAGATGGTATAGCTACGTTCTTCTGTCCAACTCACGGTGTGAGCCTGACGGCAAAATAAAAACACCACGCCGAAGCGTGGTGTAGTATCGGCAACCTACCCCAATGACACGAGTGCCGCCCGCTGCATTGGTCGCCGACAGCGACATACTATCCACATGAGCAGTCCTCGTCAAGCACCCCATCCCTCCGTTTATTAAACTCTTCCTCCGTCATCTCCTCATTCTCAACAATGATGGTAGGCTTCGCACTCTCCGCCACCCACCTGTCCGCCTGCACCTTTACTTTTGTGAAGTATGTTTCCATTATTTGCCCTCCTCAATAACAACACTGGCATTGGTATCATCCAACCCCAAATACCCTTTCTCATATATCTGTTTGTCCCATTGGTCTTCGCATTCGCATATCGCGTCGCCCATTTTCAACACCGACTCGCCGGTAACGATATGGCCCGAACCCTCAACTGCAATACCCCTACCACTGGTCTTAGCCCCAGCATCTTTGGTAACACCCTCTTCCATACTGTACGAACCTCCACCTCCGCTCTTGAGTGTGGTATCCTTTCCAAACGTAACGTAGTCCCAGTACCCCCCGTCCACGACACCACCCTCGCCAACTTTGCTCCAGCGGTTATTATAATAAGGTGGGCAGCAACGCTCGAAGTTGCAATCTTTAAAGACGCACCCCTTACCGAAATCGTTAGGCGCGAGGAACGTGCAGTTGGTAAAAACGCAGCCGTCCCCATGTGTGGTATAAGGAGGGAATGTGACCCCCTGATAAACTTTTCCGTCCATGATGGTATCCCAATGACAATAGATTTAGACTCTTTGGCCCGCGACCTCGCGGTGCTGACCGCCAACAGATTATATAGTGAAGAGGAAATCGGCGCAGCCTACGACCTCTCGCCCTCCGACATCAAAAAACTTCTCGATGACCCCGACTTCAACGCAAGGGTCTCGGCACACCGAGACAAGATAGGCGATGGTAGAACAGACCTGATACGCGCCCAAGCGAAACTGATGTCGGAATCCAACCTGCGCGACCTGTTCGAGCTTTCCCGCAGCGATAAAGAGAAGACCTCCGACAAGCTCAAAGCCATGGCCGCTATCGCCGAAATCGCTGACATCAAACCCCGCAACGAGCAGCAGTTCAGTGGTATGGTACTCAACGTCAACTTCGGCAGTGGTATGACACCCCCCGCCGTCGCCCAACTAACTCCGATGGAGGTCATCGAGCATGAGCAGCCTTAATATCGGTTTCGACCTCGACCAGTACCCCACACTCAAACGCGCGTCGATGTCCACGGCATCGATTCGTCTAGTCAAAGGAGCTGCTGGTTCAGGCAAAACTTCTTGGGCAATCATGGAGTTACTACGCTCTGCGCTGCTTCAGACTCCCTCGCCTTTGGACAACACCCGCTACTTCCGTGCCTTGGTGGTACGCAACACCTACGCCCTCCTTAAATCGAACACCATTCCATCCATGAAGAATATGTTTGGCCCGCTGTTGCAGGTCACGGAGGGTAGTCAACCGTTCGGGCGTGTACGCGCACGACTGCAAGATGGTACGGCTCTCGACATGGAGATACAGTTCCTCGCCCTCGACAGTGAGGACGCACAGGACAAGCTCTTGGGTGCTGAACCGACAATGGTATTGTGTGACGAGCTGAACTTGATGCCGGAGAGCGTGGTGTTCGCTTTGGTGCGCCGTCTCGGTCGCTACCCCAGCGGTACGAAAGGCAAGGTCGATAGGACGGGTGTCATCGGTGTGTTCAACGGTCCGGTCAAGGGGTCATGGTTGCACAAGTGGTATCTCGGCGAGCGCGATGCGCAGTTCGAGAAAGTGGCGCGTGAGATGGGGGTTGAGAAGTTGGTAGAGATGTTCAGTCAGCCGCCGGCACTCATACCACCCGCTGGATTCCCGAACAGCCACGACCCCAACGACGAGTGGCTGCCCAATCCGGAAGCGGAGAATATTCACAACCTCGCGCAAGGCTATGGTTACTACTACGCCATGCTCGCCGACCCCGACATGGGTAAGATACAGAGCTATGTGCTGGGCGAGTTCGCGGATGTGAAACACGGCAAGGTCGTGTTCCCTGAGTTCCATCGGGACGTGCATACGTTCCCCGCCGAGCGGGTCAACACTAAGGAGCTGCGCGACTACTATCTCGCATTCGACTTTGGTCGCACGCCGGTCTGCATCGTCGGCACTCTGCTGGCGGATGGTACGCTCATGGTATTGGATGAGTTCATGGGGGAGGACATGAGCGTCGAGCAGCTCTACCGCTCTACGGTGCGGCCTGCACTCAAGCGTGACTACCCCAACGGCATCTGCGTCAGGGCCTACGGCGACCCTGCCGGTATGGTCGGTGGTCAGAACGTCAACCTGTCCCCGTTCGACGTGCTGCGCAAGGAGGGTGTGCCTATCGTCGCGCCGACACGCAGCAACAAGATGGAGCCTCGACTGGCTGCGGTGCGCAGCTTCATGTCCTCACTCGGTACGGGTGGCAAGCCGAGACTGCTTATCCGAGACAACTGCCGCTTCCTCATTCAGGCACTGGCGGCGGACTATATTTATGAGAACCGCAGCGGCGGGCGCACCGCTGACACGCCTACCAAGTCCCACGTCGGCTGGGTTAGTGACTTAAGTGATAGTTTACAATATTTAAGTTTAGGCATGTTATTAGTCATGTCCACCGGCGACGACGATGCGGCACAGTACGAGACGCAGATAGAGTGGTGTTGACAGCGATGGTAATGCTATGGCATAGTAATGCAGTAACAGAGTTTGATTTCTGATTCCGCTCATTTTTACTCCCTGACGGTCCAATCTGCGAACCAATGGCTTGCGCCCACCCTTGTATGGTGGGCTTCTTTTTGGTACACTACCGAGGCTTACATTTTTTAAGTCAACATTTCGCCCGACTTCCACAGTCGGGTTATTTTTTGGTATCATGGGTTTTACACTGTTTGATTAACCCCAACCAAAGGAGGTCGTCATGACTACCAAGAAAGCGCGTTGCAACGGTAAACGTACCGGTTGTGCGTCCAACGGCACTGCACGAGGTTAAGCATGGACGAGAGCCTTATTGACACGCTGGGCGATATGGTCGTTTCACGCTTCCGTAAGGCTCGTGAAGCCAAGATGCCCCACTATAACGATATGATGGACTGCCTCAAATTGATGAATGGGCAGCCATTAACCGCGCCGTCGGGGGACGGGCCTGACATCGTTATGGATATTAGTTCCCCCATCGTGAAGAACATCGTTGGTCTGATACGCGACATCTTTGTCGGTTCGACTGCACAGCCATACACCATTAACGCCACGCCGGTGGTTGACCTGCCGGAAGACGTGGAAGCGCAACTGCTGGAGAAAATCGAGCGCGAGCTTGAGACATTCATCGCCATCAACGGTGGCGACGTGAACGCGGTACGCGCCCAAGTGACCGAGATGCGGGCGGCAGTGCAGCTTGAAGAGAACCGCAAGGCAAGCGTGGCGGCAGACCGCCTGCGCACCATTGTTGCCGACCGTCTGTACGATGCAGACTGGGAGGCGCAGTTCATCGACTTCATCGACCACTTCTGTATTTACCCAGCGGCGATTATGAAAGCCCCTGCGGTAAACACACGCACAGTCATGCGTTGGGATGGTACAACCGTGTCGCCTACAACAGAGACCGTACGTCAGGTCGAGAACATTTCCCCGTTCGACTTCTTCCCAGCACCGTACGCAACCGACATTCAGACGGCGGATTATGTAATTGAACGCCGTCGTCTGACACGCAACGAGTTGCTCCAGTTGGGCAGTGCTTCCGGCTATGACGAGGACGTGATTGCCGAGGTGTTCGAGGCGAACCCGAACGGCGCACCACTGCCTTATGGTTCTGTGGATGACGATGACATCTCCGATACCGACATCGGGGATAAGTCAGACATGGACGCGTTCGACGCTTTGGGCTACTACGGACGAATCCGCAACGACCTGCTCGCCGAGTATGGTATTCAGTTTGCAGAAGAGGAAATGCACGGCGCGTCAGAGGCCGAGGTATGGGTCGTCGGTGGTCGTGTGATTAAGTGCTTGTTGAACCCAGACCCGTTGGGTCGCCGTCCGTTCTACAAAGCCTGCTTCGAGAAAGTACCTAGTTCGTTTTGGGGTGCGTCCCCAGCGATGAAGCTGCGCGATACCCAGCGCGTATGTACGGCTTCCGTCCGTGCATTGGTCCGCAATATGCAATACTCAAGCGGTCCTATCGGCGAGGTACGCAAGGGCGCGGTCAAGGACGGCCATGCTCCGAACGCCATTATCCCGCACACCATCCGAGTGGTAGAGGAAGACACATTCGGTAGCGGCGCACCTGCATACCGCTTCTATACTGTACCGTCGCTGTCCAACGAGCTTGTGGCTCTGTTCGATAAGTTCATGGGTTATGGTTACGAGCTGATTGGTATCCCCCGTGTGGCGTTTGGTTCGCCGCAGGGCTTGGGTACGCTGGGTCGTACCGCAGGCGGTGTGTCCATCATTCTTAACCAGTCCACCAAGGCCATTAAGCAGGCATTGCGTATGATTGAGTCAGGACTGATTGAGCCGGTGGTTCAAGACTTCATCAATTACGAGATTCGTACCAGTAACGACCCTGACATCCGTGGCGACATCCGTGTATACGCGCGTGGTGTATCCGGATTGATGGAACAAGAGGGCAAGAACGGCGACCTTGAGTGGGCGTTGCAATCCATCTCAAGTATGGTCGGTGTGGTTGACCCAGCTACCCAACAGCCTGTCGTTCCGATTACCGCAGTGCAGCGTATCCTGTACACCATGTTCAAGAATAAGGGTTTGTCCACCGATGGTATCTTCCCTGACTTCGACCGTGAAGAAGCGTTCGGCGAGGTTACAGGTCAGCCTATGCCACAAAACCCTGCTGCCGGTGTCCCTGATTTACAGGGGCGTAGCCCTAATGCTGAAGCGGCTATTGCTGCCGCCAATGGAGGCTGATTATGATTACGTCTAAGTGTGATTCGACCGTCATCACTATGGTGGTGGAGGGCAAGCCGATTGATATTGGTTCTTCCACAAAACTGTATCCGCACATCGAGGCACTCACGCCGGTGCGTGTAGGCCCTGTCGCTACCCCGTTTATGTTGCATACGGCAACGTCGGACGAGGGTACGCCATGCGTACAGATTAAAGTCGAACGCGTGGTAGAATGTCCTAACGGTTGTGACGTGAGCGAATTTAAGTACCCGTTCCCCTTGGGCTGCGGGGCTTCTCACTTGCTACCGGCAGGCGTATATGATATAACTGTGTGCAAACAAGAGAACACGTCACTAAAAATAGGCGACGTGATTGACTTAACCTTAATGGTAGAACCTGTCACTGACAGCTTCGCCTCCATTTACTTGAGTAAGGTGTAGCATGAGTGCGAACCGTCTTAACCTGCCCGAAAGTACAGGCCGTGCGATTCAGTTGAGCCGCAAAGAAGCCAGTACCTTGATGGGCTTTCAGCGTTCGGCGTATGCTGCGCCGATTAAAGAAATCTTGTTGAAAGTGCTGGATGACAGCCGCGTTGTCAACGAGACCGAGACTGCCTCCGAAGAGAACCGTATGCGCGTCGCTGCGGTTAAGGACATTTTGGAAACCCTGTTCACGGGTAAGGTGGAATTAGAATGAAGAAGCCTGAAGCTATTTTAGTGACCCCATGCCGTGCTATGGTGGTCTCCGGTGTTGACTTGCAAGAGGGCGATAAGTTCATCGTCCATCGCGTCATTGACAGCGAGTGCGCTATGGAGGATGCAAAGGATATTCCTTTCTCTCCATGCGGCAAGGTCGTCACACTTGACCTGAACCATAACCCAGTCATGATTGACATGGCGGGTTATTACCGTATTTATCCCGATGGTGTGGTAAGTGATACAGCGTCCCTGTATATCGACCGCATTTCGTCATGCGAGAAATGATATGAATCATCGTACACGACTTGGACTTATTTCTTCAGATGACCAAGCTGCCGCTCGTGATGGGTTGTCTCGCCTGCGTTCCAACCGCGACTTTGAGGCTTTGATTACTTTGCTTGAGCAAGAGCTGGTAATCGAGCGCGAGTTGTATGAGACACGCACAGCGGACGACCACCAGCGTGGGCAGGTTGTCATGTTGAAGAAAGTCATTGACCTTTTAGAAACTGGAGACAAATAACCTATGCCTACCGATTCATTCTTTGGTATCGAAGAAGCGTTGACTTCCGCCGGTATCAACCCCACAGCCGCCCCAGTGGTAGAGCAACAACCTGCGCCAAGCGTTGCGCCGGAGCAACAACCAGCGCCTGTACAGGAACAAATCTTGCCAGCAGACGATGAAATCTATGACGATATAAGTGATTACGTTACGGATAGTGGTAATATTGATGTGGGTAATGAGGTACATCAACCTCAACAAACCGAAGTACCACGCCAGCAACCTACCATCACGCCGGAAATCGCGGCCTTGCTCCAACAAAATCAAGCACTGTTGCAACAACAGTTTGCTGCTTCGCAGAAATCGAATGAGGAACGCGTAGCCGAGTTGGAAGCGAAACTTCGCGCCTACGAGCAGAAGCCTGCCGAAGAAGCGAAAAAACCGTGGTATGAGGGTATTGAAGTACCTGAATTATCCAAAGAACAACTTGACGCATATGCGGGTTCACTGCCTGTTATTGAGGCGATTGCCGCGCGTAAGGCTGTTGAGATTGCACAACGTCTTGAAGCAGAACGCCTGAACCCTTTGGCCCGCCAGTTTGACGAGACCGTTCAGCCGCTTCAAGCGCAAATGCAACAGCAAGAAGAACTCCGTGCCATCAGCGCACGTCAGCAGTACAACCAAGCTATCGCAACGAAATTACCGTGGTTGCGTGATGCCGTTAATACTGCCGAATATGCACAGTATTACAATGCAGTTGTACCTAACACCGGCGGTTTGACCCGTGCAGCTTTGGTACAGAATGCAGAAACCGTAGGCAACGTAGATGCAGTTGTCGATTTGTTGTCAGGTTTCAAACCTGCACAACCTGTACCACAACAGCAGCTTACCGCTCCGGGCCGAAGCAATGCAATCAACTATTCCCAACAGGCTACCGCCGCCCAGCCTAAAGGAAAACGTGGCATGAAATTGTCAACGTATAACCGCGCCCTGCAAGACTTCTCCAATGGCAAAATGTCGCCTGAGCAATTCGCTAAATACGAAGACGCTTGGAACACTGCGCTACTCAACGGTGTAGCGGTAATGGACTAACTCTCTTTTTAACATGAGGTAAATTATGCCTGTACAGAGCAAACCTTTGCTGGCAGCGGCGAGTGGCTACCCACAGTTGGTGTCTGCGCTGACTAAACCAGTATACGCGGCTGGCTTCTTAAAACGCTTCAATCGTATGACCGTGAGCGGTTTGATTACCAGCCAAGACATTGTGCCAAAAGAAATCCGCACCAAGGGCGACGAGGTTATTTTCCGCCGCGCTCCTGAAGCCGAAGTCTTTGAGTACATCAAAAACGCCGAGTTGGAAGTTTCTAATTTCGACACCAGCCTCATCACAATGAATGTCAACCGCGCGTTGTACACCAACATCAAGTTGGACAAACTGGACTCGCGCCGTATCGACGAATTGCCTGCGCTGCTGAAAGAGTACCAAGCCGACGTTACCCAAAAACTGGCTGAACGTATCGACACTGAAGTGTTAACTGAAGTACCTTTGGCTGCTGCCGCTTGTAACCGTGGTCGCAAAGCCGGTCGTCGCTCCCATGCGTTTGACTTTGGCGCGGCTGGTGCGCCTGTTGTTCTGACTAAAGACAACATCGTTCGCTACCTGTCGCAAATGCGTACCGTATTGGCCGAGCAAAACGTGGACACCAATGGTCTGTATGTTGTGTTGCCAGTCGAAGCGATGGACTTATTCTTCGCCAACCCAATCCTGTCTAACGCCTGCGCTGCCGGTACTTCACAGTCCATCATCTTGGGTACTAAAATCCCTAACGTGCTGGGCTTCGAGATTATCTTCTCGAACAATATGCCTCAACGCAACGAAGGTGGTCGTATCGCTTACACCATCTTCGCAGGCCGCAAAGATGCAACCGGTTTCGTAATGCAAGTTACCGAAAACGACCATATCGAAAAAGTTCCCAACCACTTCGGCCAGTTCTGGCGCACATTGCAAGTGTACGACTTCAAGGTTTTATATCCTGAAGCCATCACTACCCTGTACTCAACTCTTGACTTTGCCGCATAAGGAGCATTGACATGACAGTATTCAAGTTATTCTTGGGTGGCGATGCCCGTCATGTAGGCCATCGTCATTCCCGCATTGCCGACAACAACAACCCGTTGGTGCGCTATGCCGGTCACTTGCCAAACCGCCACTTCGTTGTGCCGTTCGAGTATGACGGCGCGTCAGGCGAGTGGGTGCGCTTCCGCGAAATGGAAGGCCATTTCGCCACTGGCGACATCGTACACACCCACTTGTTGTCTGCTGACAGCCGCGTTGACGCGTTGGTTGTTCACAACAAAAAACAAGCCGGTGCGCGTGATGAAAAAGGCGCGATTACCACTGCCGGTAAAGTGAAGTTCGGTCTGTATGACGGCGAAAACTTGGTTGACGAAACCGAAGAAATCGACTTGTCAGTAATCGGTCGCACAGTACTGGAGTTCGGCAAAGCCGTAAACGCCAAGTCCAGCACCAAAAAAGATTCTGACGGCGATGGTAAAGTTACCAAGAAAGACAGCGCATCTACTGCGATTACCAGCTTGGGCGCATACTTGGCCAACAATGGTACTATCCGTATGACCGTTGTTGACGGTAGTGGTATCGACGCTGCGTGTATCTCTGCATTCGTTGAAGTGGTTGACTTCCTCGATGTTCGTGGTTGTACTTGTGGCGAGCCTGCTTGCGACAGCACCTACCCTGAACCTGAATGTATGTAACCAAGTAGGTTATAACCAAACCCCACCCTTGCGGTGGGGTTTTTAGTACGTTAAAATCAATGCGTTTATACCCCAAACAAGGACATAAAAATGCCAAGTAATGCCCCTATTGCCTATGCCGATGAAACCGGCTATGTATCTCTGCCTGTTGTGAGTGGTCGTTTGTCCGACCAAGCGCGTGAACGACTGACCCCACTGTATACACAGGAAGAAGTGAATGCGTCATGGGCGAAGTTCCATGTTGCCCAAGGCTTGAACCCTGATGGTTCAGACAAGGTTGTTGAGACATTAGAACAAGCCGAAGCCGCCGTTGCCCAGCGTGAAGCTGACGTGGCGACACAGAACGCTATGCCTCATGTTCCGATGGCACAAGCCGCAAGAGAAGCGGTATTGCCTACTACACAGAAAGGTAAGTAATGATTTCTCCCCGCGCACTGGTCGAGGAAGTAAGCACTTACTTGGTTGACCAAGACCCTGATTTCCCGTTCGAGCATTGGACGGAAGATGACTTACTGCACTACTTCCGGTTGGCGGTGGAGATTGTTGCGAACGCCCAGCGCGAGAAGTTTATCAAGCGCACGTCAATGCCATTGGTAGCAGGTAGTCTGCAAACCGTACCGGAAGCGTGTCATGACGTATCGTCCGTGCTGGGTCAGGCGGACAATAAAGGCCGTGTGAATAGTTTTCCGCGACAGACAAGCAAGAATGCACTGCACCTTGTTGGTAAGATTGGCTGTAAGGATTGCCATGCGAATACCACGTCTGACGAATATAAGATGGACAGTTGGAGTTACGACCCCAACGACAACAACATCTTGTATGTTGACCCGCCTGTACCCGACGGCGTGACCGGCACGTTGGAGCTTATGTGCTTCAGCCCACCAAAGGTGGACAGCTTGGATAGCGACGTTGACTTGGGTTCGCAGTTGCGCCCAGTGATTTTCGAGCTGATGCTGTACTACGCGTGGGGTGTTGATACCGAGAGCGTACCATCCCGTGACCGCAGTGCCGTTCATTGGAATAATGCGTTTACGCTGTTGGGCATGGAAGCGAAGCAGGCAAGCAACCGCTACGCCGTTACGCGCGTTCCTGAATTGAGGATTGGAGCTAAGAAATGAATTGGTTTGACTGGCTTAAGAATCAAGCCCTCGTTACGTTCCCCAATATGCCCAGCAGCTTTATCGAGAACGCTATTCTCAACGCCGTCTCACGGTTCTTCCGTGAGACACACTTGTTGAAAGACGAAGCGTATATCGACGCAGAATGCGGCACGAATGATTATGTGATTGACCTGCCTGCTGGCCGCACCATCGTTCAGGTTAAGTCTGTGCATTCAACCAACGACCCTGACCGACACCCGCTGCTTGACCGTAATTGGTGTATCGTGCCTCCAGCCGAAGAACGTTTTGGTAACGGCTACTGGGTAGAGCTTCAGTTTGAGCAGCCGGTAATCTCTTTCGAGGGCTGTGGCAGTGTACGCAGCGGCAAGTATTGCGTGGTCTATTCGTGGACACCGACAGGTCAGGATTGCGATATTCCGCATCACTTCTTCGGTAAGTACCGCAACGATATTCTGAACGGCGTGTTGGCTTCACTGTATCTGATTCCGATGGAGAACGACAGTCAGTCTGCGGCCTACGCCCAGTATTACAACAAAGAGTTTATGCGTGGTATAAACATAGCCCACGCAGAAGAGTTCCAAAACCATACCAACCGACCAATGTTTATGCACGGCGGTTGTTTCCTGTGAGGTAAGTATGGCGACCCTATACAACTTCAAGCCGACCTGTCATGACGATGACGGGTGCTTTGCACCGAAGCCTGACTTCGATTGCGTCGATACCTGCCAACCGTGCAACAACCCATGTGAATCTAAGTGTCCGCCGAAAGTCCGTGCGAAAGACGCGGTGTGTTTGAGTGACGACGAGTGCGAACGCTGTTTCTCATTGTTCCAGTATGTCGGCTGCGGCATCACGAAAGTGCCGGCGCACATTTACGCCATCGTGCTGAAAGTCCGCAGACAGGGCAACTGCCGCGTATTGGTAGAGGAATGCCCGACCCGTGCTGACAATAAGGGCAACGTATGCTTCGTTTGGTCGGAAGATTTTAGACAACTGCCTGCCGGTTATTATGAGGCGGACGTGGTTGTGAATGACCGTGAGTGTTTTACCCTTTTATTCCGCAAACGCGGATGCTGGACACGCATGGTAACAGAAGAAGTTAAGCTGGCGCAGTTGCCGTGTGAAGCACCTCCGCATTGTGAGGGCTGTGTTGCTACGCCTGATTTTGAACATACTGCTCCCGAAGCGGAGTGCGGAGGTTGTGATAATGGCTCTGAATGTAAGTAAGTGGTCCAGTCACGGCAAGCTGGCACAGAGCCTGACTGCCGAGGCTACCGAGATTCCTTTGGGTTTTGGCGAGGGCCTGCGCTTCCGTCTCCCCGACACCGACTACTGTTACGCTACTATCCGTAGCAATGGTAAGTACGAACACGTCAAACTTATGGCAGTTAAAGGCGATACCCTGCACGTCGTTCGCGGTCAGGACAACACTACGGCACAGACGTGGAGTCCCAATAGCTGTATTGAGGTTGAGTGGAATCCCGCACAGATTTGCGAGTACACGAAACAGTGCGCGTTGGGCGAAACACCGACAACCGTAGCCGCCGGTACATATTGCTTGTCATGCAGCACCTGCATCACAATCGGCGAAGATGGTCGTATCACAGCCGTAGACGGAGAGAAGAAATGCAAGTAACTCATATTGATTTTATCGACAGCCGCCTGTCTGCCTCGTTCGCTTCGACCTCTAATTCGTTGGTGGTCTCCAACGAGCATGGACTGTCGGATAAGCTGAACAAGATGCGCGAGGGCGATTATGCCTATATCATTATCTCCGCCTGCCACATGACCGAAGTGGTTAAGTACACCCACACTGAAAAACTGCAACGTACTGGCACTTTGACCTTGCACGTTGAGCGCGGGCAACATGGTACGATTGCCACATCATTCCCATCGGGTAGCTGTGTGCGCTCTGAAGTTACCGCAAGTATCCTGCGCGAACTCGTCCAACAGATGATTAAGGAAGAACATGAACGCCTGTAAGCAACGATTGCAGACCCTGCCCTGCGATAAGCACGGCTACGGATACACGTCGCACCCGATAAGTGCTTCCGATACTGTGCTGCACCTGATGCGTAATCAGGGCAATTCGTTCCCTCCTTTGGTCGAGGGGCAGTATTTCTTCGTCGGTGTGAAGATGTGCGACACCGAGTGTTGTGAGACTATGCGTGTTATCGCGCGTGATGGCGACGACCTGACAGTTGAGCGCACCAACCCTTGTGCCTGTATCTCCAGTAACGCCCGTGTGACCTATCTCGATTCCGGTCGGGAGTATGTGCAGGCACTGGCTCGTGAGATTGGGTTGAACGTCGAAGACCCATTGGTCTATAACTGCGAAACCAATACCCTTAGTTTGGACTGCACCAAGCTGAATATGGGCGGCGACTGCGGTTGTGGTTCGGGTAAGGATGAAGCCGGCGGCGGCAGACGCGGACCACAAGGCGAGCGTGGTGCTGATGGTAAAGACGGCGTGAGTGTAACGAGCATTGCTATCGACACTACCAACACGCTGACGTGGACCGACAACAAAGGAAAGACCCACACCATCGGTACGATTATCCCGCCACAAGGTCAGAAAGGCGAAAAGGGCGACCAAGGCGAGCGAGGTCCTCAAGGTCCTGCCGGTCCGCAAGGCGAGGACGCTGGCGCGATTAGCATGGAACGAGATGAAGCCACAGGCACATTTACGTTGTATATCACGACTGGCGAGGGTGCGAAGCGCAGTATCGGCTCATGGAAGCCTGTTGCCGGTGTCGGTATCTCCGATATGAACGTGGTTGACGGCAATTTGGAAGTAACGCTGTCTGATGGTAAAAAGTTGAGCGCAGGCAGCATAGTAGGCCCTCGCGGTCCGCAAGGTCAGACGGCCTCGTTCTCCATGCTGTACTCTAACGGTAAAGTGTATATTGGCGGACCGGCAAAAGCGGAAGTGTACCTCCGCAAGAACGGCGCGATGTTGGGCGGACGACAGCAGATTCCTGATAATGGTCTGTTGGTAATGAATAACCCGAACTCTTCCACCGAGGCTGTAATTGAGCTTGTGCATAATGGCGGGGTCGTAGCACTAGGATATTTCTAATGAGATTCTTGGATTTCGGCGGCGAGTTGCCAAAAGTAAAACCGCAGGCGTTAGGCTCGCGGAACGCGCAGCTCGCCGAGAACGTTGATTTGTACGGCGGTATGCTCCGCCCACACCGAAGCCCTGCCCTGTTCGCCCACGCGGTTGACGAGCGGGGTTCTCCTGTTTCTGCGCAGATGGTAATACCTGTCGGCGATTATATGGTTGGATTCCATGAAGATGTACATTGGGTACGCGACCCGCGCGAGAGCGCAGGGGCAGACACAGTTCTTTTCGTCCGTGATGGGAAGTTGCACCGCTTGTCCTCACGCATGGTACGCGCCGGTACAGGCCCAACATTGGTCGGTATCGACCCTCCTGCCGAAGCTCCTACTGTTGCCGTTGCCCCGAACAGAGGCTGTGTGTCTAAGTGGGCTGACCGCTGCGCGGATATGGAACAGTCGTCTGACTGCTCCGACTGGGGCGACACGCCCGAAGTGCGTGGCTATCGTGTGACGTATGTGAACGAGTGCGGCGAAGAGAGCGCACCAAGCCCTGTATCGAACTTGGTTGACATCAAGAATGGCGACGGGGCAATCGTGGTTGATACGAACACGCCGCCAAAAAACGCAGTGAAACGCAGATGGTATCGCTCTGCGACAACCAGTGACGGTCAGACCGTGTGGCTTTATGTGGACGAAGATGTCATTGCCGATAACACGTTTATCGACGACAAGTGTCCGCAGGATTTAGGCGAAGTTCTTTCGACCGAGGACCATCTGCCGCCGAACAAGTGCTTAGATGGCGTTGCACTCACGCGCAATATGCAGACTATCGTGTGGACGAATAATCAGTTTTGGGTATCCGAACCCCGACTGCCCCACGCTTACCGGCCTGCGACACGCGTAATGCTTCCATCCAAGATTCAATTCATCGCCTCCCACACCACCCGTGTAGAGGGCGACACCCACTTCGACAACGTGGTCGGTACGGTAGGCTTCCCCTACACCATTAACGTGCGCGATGACGCGCAGACGACAGTCAAAGAGCTTGAGTATTGGTATCCTGCATTGTCTCCGTTCGGTTGGTGTACTCTAGCTGGTGGTGTGTACTACATCGCAGAGAACGGTTTGGTCGGCATCACAGGCACGTCAGTGAATATGATGACCGAGGACTACATGACCGAACGCGAGTGGCAACGGTATAACCCGTACACCATGCGGCTGACCGGCTACGACCAGCGTGTGTTTATGTGGTACGATTCAGCAGCAATCCGACAAGGTTTGTTGTTGGTATTACCCACTACTGATAAGCGTCGCAACCCAAGCCTTAGCCGTCTGACCTTGCGCGTGAAGATGGCTTACGCACACCCTGAACAGGGGATGCTTATGTTGATGGACACCGGCGTGTACAAGTGGGGCGCGGGCGATAAGCCTATGCGCTACCGATGGAAGTCGGGTATCGAGGTCAACAGTGCCTATTGGTTTCCTACCGTATTTAAGGTTGTCAGCGACAACCTGCCGCGCCAGTACCGTCAGCTTGAGCAGCTACGCACTAAGTTCGCCGTGTGGAAGCGCACCCATTGTGGTCTTGACCCTGTTCAGTTCTTCGATGCCCACCCAGAAGCGCGTGAACACATGGCTGACCTAATGGAACTGTCCCCGCGTGTGGTGCTGCACTTGTACGCCGACGGAGAGGAAATCTATACCCGACCTATCCGCAACCTTGCGCCGGTAATGCTGAAGAAACGCCGACGGGCAATCGAGTGGGCATTCATGGTCGAGGGCGATATTGAAATACGGGAACTGCATTTGCAGAAGTCCCATAACGATTTACAGAATGACGGCGGTCACGCATAGGAGATGGTATGACTATTATCGACAAGAACAGCGGCGGTAAAAGCGGTGGCGGCTCTAGTAAGAGCGAAGATACTCCAATCTACAACAAGGTAGAGATTAAGGAGAACGCCCCATCAGGTACTAACTCCGTAGCCGTAACCGCGCCGCATATCGTCCAGTACCCACGTCCGCCGAAACGCGATGATGGTCGCTGGCTTGCCCTGTCGTCCGTCATTGGCAATATCATCGGTAAGCTATCCAGTCAGAAAGTCATCAAAGAAGCCAAGAGCGCAGAGAGCAAATGGCGCGACGTGATGGCGAAGATGAAAGAGATGGCCGACACCGAGAACGCCCGTGTACCGAATCTGCGTACCAAAGCCGACGGCGCGATGGATGACCTTGATAAACGCAACACCCTCAACTGGCAACGAGGAGACGTTGAGTATGCTTATGGCGAGCAGTTGAAACCTTGCATCAACGACAAGGCCGACGAGATTTGCCAACTCTCCGCCTGCGGCTGGCAGACAGACTATGATGGTATCCTTACCCGCGTGACGGCTGATGCAGAGGCTGCGGCGCACAAAGAGCTTGATAAGATTTGTCGTATGAACAACCGGTACAACACCGGCTGGAACTGCGATGTGCGTGGACAGTTGGCTGTCGCTACGCAGAACACCATCATCTCGCAGACAAACAAACTGCGTGAAGAAGAACGCATGAAGAAACTTCAGTTTGACACAGACATCAAAATGAAGACCTTTGAGCTTATGGAAAAAACAAGGCAGAATCGCAACGCAACTGCTCGCGCTTATGACACCACCGCGATTGATGTACGCCTCAAACAGTACACCAGCTACACCGCAGACGCGCAGACCTCGCTCAAACTGGGCGCAGACCTGTTGGCCTCGCACGGACAGAATGCCGCATGGTTGGCTGACAGCCTGCGTAAGACGGCGAAAGAGTCTATGGCAGACTGGGGTACACTGGCAACAATGATTACCGGCCTCCTGTTCGCATGGAACAGTAAACCTGCTGCGGCTAAAGCCAACGATTGCGGCGGTGGCGGCGACAGTTCACTTGACGCGCTGTTCTAATCATGTGGACCAACGACCCTATGGAGGGGTTATTCCCTCCTGAAACCGAACAACCCCAAGCAGAAGAATGGTATGATACCGTTGTGCTTGGGATTGACCCTACGCGCGGGGACTTATACGACGCAGCAACGCACATGGTGCGTGGCCTTGTGTCCGACCGCGAAGACCCGTACACCTATTATGGGCTGCCCGCATTAGCGGTTGCCCCTGACGCTTATGAGGAATGAGTAATGGCAGGTTATTTTATCGGCATGAACTCCCCATCTATGGGGTTCGGTAGCGGTGGTAACTTCTTCTCACAGTTGGGACAGATTGGCCCTGCGTGGCAGAACACCATGCTGCAAGGTTTGAATACGCAGAACGCGTTTAATGAGTTTCAGAACAAACAAATCGTTGACCCCTACAAGGTCAACGCGATTGCATCCGCCTACGGCTTACAGGGATTGCAAAACCTGTTCGACTCCCGCGATGCACAGCAGGCGTTAAATGCCCAAGCCGCGCAGATGTTTATGGCAAATATGCAGGACAACCTCCGCAGCTATCAGAATACCGGACAGAATGGTAAAGAGTTCGTGTTCGGCGAGGAACAAACCCTGTCTGCGACACAGCCGAAAGCACTGCAAGCCCCGTCACAGGCTCAACCTACGTTGCCCGCTTTGGCCGGCGGCTATGCGGCGACCTCGCCTCAAGTGACAAACCCACAACGTGTTCCGTCTTACCAGCAACAGCAGTTTGGTCTGACCTCGTACACCACGCCACAGGGCTACACAGGTGTGCCGGTAGTGGACACTAACTATCAATTTACCGGATTCTAATAGGGGGCTGACATGGCTGGAGAATTACGTCCAAGTTTATACCGAGGCAGTGGTCTTGAGGGCCGCCCTCTGTTCGCCCCTAATCAAGTACCCAATCAGGGTACGCCCCTGTTGGCGGCGGAACGCGCACAGCCCATGCAGTTCGGGGATAAGTTGCGTGGCTACTCTTTGTACCAACTGCCACCTAATTACGTCGGTGCGGCAACGGTGCAACCTGTGCCACAAGCAGTGCCTATGTACCTGAACCCGAACACCCAACCGACAGACCAGATGGGTGTGTTCCAACGTTTCCGCGATACAGCCAATGGCACTGCGCCAGTGGTAACTGCTTCGCAACCTGCGGCGCAAGCCGTAGCTCAACCGCAAGATATGTCAGTGACCCAACCACAACAGGTAGCTGCTCCGCAGTCCATCATCTCCGTTGAGTCCCTGCCTCGCGTTGACGTGCCTAAACTGCGCCCGCAGCAGAACGACATTCGCTTCATCGCGTCACAGGGTGTTGATGCCCTTGACGGAGGCGACGCAGCCATAGACTTCGGTCGCCGTTATGCCGCTGCCGCCGCAACAGGAGCAGTACCTGTGGTAAGTAACGCAATGCTGGCCGCGCTGAATCGTCAACACGCCCGCAACCAAGCGGCGTTGTCCGCAGCGACTAAAGCGCAGGACGTGAACGATATGTATGCTGCGCTGAATGACCCTAACCTCCGTGCCCGCGCCCATGCCTTAGCCAAAGCAAGTGGTATCTCGTTCGACCTTGCGATGAAACAGGCGGTGCAGTCCAAGCTGTTGGAGCGGGGCGACTTCAACTTGGCAAACCGTTACGAGATGACGCAAATCCTGCCACAGATTGACGCAGAACAGCAGCGACGTGTAACAGAAGCCATCAACTTTGGCGGTTCGGCTACACCGGTACGCGACCCATACGGCGCAGACATTCAAACCAATGGTATCAACTACGCCCAACCTACCGCCGACGGTAACTATATGTACACCACGGCCAACCATGTTGTGACCGGTACACCTAACGCAGGTACGATGTATGGCGTGATTAACGGTTCAAGTTCCCCGACCAATGCCTCATACAACGTTACACAGGCTAACACCCAAACAGGTCTCAATGCACAACAGGCCGCAGCGAATCGAATCGCCGCCGAACGTGCGCAGGTAGCGAACCAAGAGAAGACAGCGTTGGATATGCTCAACAAACGCCTATCCGCACAGGCGCAGTTACTACGCGCTAACGCGAGCCAGCAGAACGCTGCAACCCGTGCAGCTACGGCAGGTAATAACGGCAACAGCCAAGCAGCAAGAACTATGCTTGCCACGTTGAAAGCGTTGCCTGACGGCCACCCAGACAAAGCGAAAATCATGGAAGCATTGACCCAAATGTACATAAGCCCCACCTCTCCGACGGAGTAAGCTATGGTAGCGTACACTTATGATTATGGTCTAGGGTTGGGCGCACCTATCCAGTCGGATAAGTTCCGTATCACGTCATGGGTAGGGCCTCGCGCCCGCTTCGCCACGTCAGGTGGTCAACACTCCAGCACCAGCCATGCCGGTGTGGATATTGCTACGCCTGTCGGCACGAACCTGCTCGCCCCTATGTCGGGCAAGGTAATCCATGTTGTCAACGTGAACGATGGTACGCAGAAACGCAACCAACGCGGCTATGGCAACCAAGTGGTCATCCAACGCGATGACGGCGTGATTACCCAGCAGTCCCACTTATTCGATGTGAACGTCAAGGTCGGCGACCGCGTACAGCAGGGTCAGGTCATCGGGCGCACTGGTAATTCCGGCAGCTCGACAGGCCCGCACTTGGACTATATCGTCATTAAAGATGGTATGGCTATGCGCCCTGACGGTACGGCGTATCGTGCATATCAGAAGTCATGGTTGCCCAAAGCAGGAACAATCGCTTCGCCTACTGCCCCGACGGGCGGTACTACGGGCTACGCACAAGCCGCGCCCGTGTTCTCCGCGCAGCCTACATCAGTCGCTACACCTGACATTCCTGCACCGGCTAAACCCGTTGCCCAGCAAGATTTATTCGCCGAGTTGGTAAAAGAGCAAGAGATGGCGGATAAGTTGCTGTCCCTTACCGAGCCACACGCGACTGCGGTTGCTGTACCTAACGATGATTTCTACTCTAATGTAGCGCAAGCAGATTGGAATACATACTATGGCTACCCGACAAGACCTCGAACGTTATAGAGCCGACCCTTATGTGCAACAGATGCTGACCTTGCTCTCACGCACAGAGGGTACATACAACGCGAAGAACCCGTACGCCGTGTATGGCGGTAAAGTTGCGAACCAGCTTACCAGTTTCGCCGACCACCCACGCGCCGCAGGCAAGTGGAATTTCCAAGACAACTCCGGCAAGTCGCAGGGTTCTACCGCAGCAGGGCGGTATCAGATTATCCAAAAGACGTGGGATGGTATCTCACGCCAGTACGGGCTTAACGACTTCAGCCCTATGAATCAAGACCTCGCGGCCATCGGGTTGATGGTAAACAGCGGGGTCATGCCACTTATCCTCAAAGGCGACATCCGTGGCGCGGCTTCCAAACTGGGCAACGTGTGGGCCAGCCTGCCGTCCAGCCCATACAACCAAGCGAAGCGCAGTGATAAAGAGTTCGACAGGATGTTCGCCGCGACCACAGGAGTTACCGCACCGGTGGCACTGCCATCGACTGCCGGAGCAGTTGGTGGTATGACAACCAAGTCCATCGTCGCCCCTAAAATTCCGTCGCCTACCGCCCCGACCACGAGACAAGATTTCGTGCTTGACCCTTTGAGTAAAGATGAACTTGAAGCTATAATGACCGAGAAACGCCCGACCCAGCCACGCATTAAAGACGACTTCTTTGAGAACGTAGCAAAACCTAACTGGGCAGCCTATTACAGTTAAGGATTAAAAATGCCATACAACACCGGTGCATTATCATACTTGGACAATTTAGCCGCGATGACACAACAAGCCGCCTTAGATAACGAGGCGGCTCGTCAGCAGTTGGCACTTGAGCAACAGCAGTCACAGGCCCGTATCGCAGAAGCCCAGCAAGCGATGGAGGACGCGCTTGCCCAACAGCAGGCAGCGTATGTGGCCCAGCAGCAACAAGCGCAGTTGCAAGCCCAACAGCAGCAAGCAGCGGCGGATACTGCCGCTATGTCAACCGGCAACAAGTGGGCTGACGAGTTTATCGCTTCTGCCGACAAGTTCAATTATGGTACACATGGTATCGACCCGAACGGCGCGACCCTGTGGAATCGCAAGGTGTTGGATAACTGGCTTGACGCAAAAGCCAAAGAAGAGAACTGGAACGCCCTGCAAAAAGACCAAATCAAGAAACAGGTCAAAGACGCAGTGATTAAGGTCAGCACTAACAAACACCTGTTCGACACAGAAGAGCGCGGATTTTGGGGCGCGGTTGGCGATATTGGTAACTCGTTGGCTGACAGTGCCGTCGGTGGTCTCGCTGACCTTGCCAGTACGCTCAACATTGCTGCGTACGAGGGCGCGAAGCGCATGGAAAAGGCGGGCTACACAGACGCTCTCGGTAATATCAACCCTGTTTATGCGCTGGAAAAAGCGTGGGAGTTTACCGGTCTCGGCGATGGCAAGTTGAACTGGGACAAGCAGATTGACGACGCAGTTGTTGCGACACGCGCCGCTTGGGGCGACCTGAAGTCCGACTACTCTAAAGACGCGGCCCGCGCTCGTGCCGAAGCCAGCGGGGTGGCAGAGACCCTGCTTGCACTTGGCGACAAGCCCACTACGGCATTCGACGAACTGGCATCCGCGCTGGGCGTTGTGGTAGGTGCTAAAGGTCTGAACCTTGTTGGTAAAGGCGTTGCAGCAGTTGGTAAAAGTGTGGTTAAGGGTGCAGCTAAAGGTGCGAGTAAAGCCACTTTCGGTTTGGCAGATGACGTACTTCGCGCAGGTGGCGCACAGCTTGGTCGTGCTGCTGGGGTGTTGAAACCAGTTGCCGAACGTTTGAATCCGTCGCTGTTGGCACGCTCTGCCGCCATCGAGGGTTCAGGTAACGCAATGAATGTACTGCGCCAAGAGGGTGCGTACAATGCCGACACAGCCCAATATACTGACGACGCGCTGGCTACTGCCGCTGCAACTGGTTTGCTGACGGGTGGTGTTACTTATCTCGGTGGCAGACTATTCAGCACCGTAGAGGGTACGGCAGCTCGCGCCTTGGGCAGTCGTGCTGCGGCTGGTAATACTGCATTGAGCCAAACCCTGCTGTCAGGCAGTGGTCTGACTATCGAACAAGCGTTGCGTACCGTTGCTGACGACATCGTATCAGGCGCAGCTTCCAAAGCTACTCGTGATGTACTCGGCGAAGCGACCGAGTTCCTGATGTCGCGTACCGCACAGTTAGTACCTAAAACAAGTAATCTGTCTGCTGCGTTCAGTGGCGCGAAACAGATTACCAGCGGTATACTCGGCGAGGGTATCGAAGAGGGCTTGATTGGTATGATTTCAAGTGCGGCGACTCAAGGCTTGGGCAAAGATGGTACATTCAATACCAACAACATCGACCTCAAAGAAGTTATGCGAGCTGGTGCGAACGCCGCTACGCTCGGTGCAACCTTGGGCGTTGTGAGTGGTAGCTTTGAAGCCGCAGGTAAGTACCGCGAGAACCGTGCGAACGTTGACCGTATTCTGCGGGATAACGAGCAGGCTGATACCCATCTGCAAGAAGCCCGTCAGTTGTGGTATGACCTTGAGAACCCAGCCGGTGTAGCCCAACCTGCACAGCAGGCACAACCACAGGTGCAACCTACGGTTGACCCCCTGCAACAGGCTCAAGCGCAGGCCCCACAACCTAATGCGCCACTGGCACTGCCAAGCCCTAACCCTACACTGGCTATCCCAAGCAATATCGACCCACGCCTGCCTGACGATGTATATCGTGAACTGGCGTTGCAAGCGTACAAAGAACGTGTGGCACAGGCCGATGCTGCTCGTGCTGACCGAGTGGCGGTCGCCGAAGCTGACGCATCCAAACAACGCGCAATGGGCGACCGCTTGGCAGACTACGCCAAGACCGAACAGGCTAAGACCGCGCTCAATGAGCTGCTCACGCCTGAACAACGCGCCGAACGCGCGACCACCGGTTTCCGTTTCGCCGACGATATTCTCAACCGTAGCGACATTCATGTTCCGCAGGGTGTCCGTGCGACCATCGAGTTGCTCGGTCAGTTGGAACGCGCCCAAGACCTGATTAAGAGTGGTACATTGGATAAGGCTACCGAGCAGTCGTTGCTGGACTCCGCCAGTCAGTTGCTGCGTTATGCTACACGCCAAGGCCGTCTCGAAGCGGCGCGTACTTGGGTGGATAAGAACCTGTTGAAGATTAAGACGGCAGAGCAAGCGAAGCCAGCACAGCCTGATGGTACGACCAAAGCTGTAAGCAATATCCGCTCAACCAAGACAGTGCTTGAGAACAATGGTATCGCCGGTGCTGCGAGCAAGGACGTGATGCGCCTGATGAAAGACGTGAAGTCCACCAATGCTCGTGTAGAGTTGAACAACTTTATCGAAGCGTTTACAAGTGACGAACCCACCGATGTGGGCTACTACCGTGACCGTGCTGTCGCCAGCCTGACCGATATGTATGTGAAACAGGGGCAAGACCAAGCCACTGCGGAAGCCTCCGCGCAACAGTTGGTCGATGACTTGGAAGCCACACTGACCGATGGCGTTGAATCTCGTGCATCCACTAAAGAAGCCGCCTCGCAGGAGGGTGCGGCTGCCGAAGCAAAAAAGCTCCAGTTGACCCTCTTCGACGAGGTAACGCCTGACGCTACCCAAGCCGTCCATGACACGGCTCGCGCTATGCAGAAGCACGGCGCACCGACAGCGGTGCAAGGCGACCTGTTCGGCGACGTGGATGTCCGCAACCAGTTGGATACAGAGGGTAGGCAGACCGAGTGGGATACGATGTCCGATGCTGAAAAACACTTCGCCATCGAACAGCAGACCATTACTCGTGGTACGAATGCCTTGCGTAACGCGTTCGGAGACGACATCGCTTGGAACGTGGTATGGGTATCCCCACGCAGTCAGAACCTGCATAACCGCAACACCCGCGCGTATGTGGTCGATGGCGACCCGAACACCATTTACGTTGTCGCCCACCCGCACATGACTAATCAGCAGTTCGTGTACGCCGTAGCCCATGAGATGCTGCACCAAGGTGTCGATGTGAACCTGCGTGGTAAAGTGCTGCGCGGTGCTGACTACAATCAACATATGGACCGACTGGCGGAGAACCCGTTTGTCCAAGCACTGATGGCGCGTATCGGCGAGCGATATGGCAACATCGACAAGCGGTCTATGGTAGAGGAAGCCCTCGCCGAGATTCATGCTGCGCGTACAACGAAAGACGGTTGGAACACCCTGCGTAACGAGTGGGGCTTGGACATGGACATCCCTGCCGCCCTGCGCTCTACCAACTCAAGCAGCTTGGTGTCTCGTATCGTGAGCTACCTGAAACAAGTGGTATCCCGTCTTACCGGTAAGTTCCGTAAGGCCAGCGACAGTGATGTGGCCGACTTCCTTAAAGTGGTAACAGCCCGCCGTCCGAACGACACCGCCGGTATCCGTACTCCCGACCAAGTGCGTGAGTACCGTCAACGCATGAGCTTTGAATCAGCGCAGGCGCGTAGTGATTATTACCATGACCAAGCGCGTTCCATCTATCCTGACTTCGACTCGCTGGACGCGAGCAGTAAGGCCGACATCCTGTCGCAGTTGGCGACAGACGATGAGCAAGCGCAGACCGAGCTTGGCCTGCAAGTTCGCAACTCCCTGCTTCCGGTCAATGACCCTTGGAAAGACCCTAAGTGGAGAGCGCAACAGCAAGCAGCAGACCACGCGCAGAGAGTAGCAGCCGCACAGCAGGCAGCCAACCAAGTACCGCCTGCAAGCAACCCACAGGGACAGGCTGATTATGTGCGCCGTACCGTACGTCAAATCCGTATCTACCCGTCACGCGCGAACACCAGCTACTACAACGCCACTGACTTGGACACCTATGTTGGTATCATCTCGCAAGTCCGTAAGGGCGACGAATACTTCATCCGTGTCGAAATGAACGACGACGCTACTGGTGCGAAAGGCATTATTTATGAAGAGCCGGTTACTGGCGACATCGACCTCGATATGCACAAAGCATGGGAAGCATTGATACAACAATACCCGAACGCGCACTACGAGCGACGCGAGGGAAGCACATACAGCACTGAAGCGAACCGCGCCCTGACCCCTGAAGAGTTGGTGGTACTGAACCGCGCTCAACAGATGGGCTTGTCGTCTCCGTCCCTGCGCCGTTGGACTAACTGGCTGCGTGAGAAGTTGCCTGCCAACTATGTACCAATCTTGGATAAATTCCTCGATGTAGTAGAGATGGCGCGTACCCACTGGGTAAGTATTTACACCCCTTTCATAGCAGTGGAACAGATGTACGCCGACGCTACCGGCAAGCAGACCAATATCATCACACGCCTGCTCCGAGATAAGAGTGAGGCCGGCGCATTCCTGCACCGTAACTTCAACAGCACCAACCCTAACCAACAGTCACTGCGTGACCGCACAGAGCGTCTGCGTCAGACCATCATCGACAGTGGCCTCTCGCAAGATAAAGTGAACCGTATTCTGCACGGCTTGGAAGAGCGTGTCCGCTCCGATGTGCTGTTGAACAGCGACGAGTCGCTCGGTCATTGGCAGGAAGTGAATGGTAATCGTGTGCTGTTCGACCCAGCCACAGGCCGTCCGCGTTACACCGTGACCGGCTACCGCTTCCAAGACCTCGACACCACCGACCCTAACGCCGGTACTTACGACCTGCGGGGTATCCGTTTGGCACAAGCACTGGCTAACCTGACCGTAGAGGAACGCAACAAGATTGGTTCTATTGTGGCTGAAGTAGCCGAGACCAACCGCATTGTGAACAAGCTGAAACACGAACGCGGCGTGTTGACCGACAAGGATTACCATGAGCGTATCAACCGTGGTAAGGATTACCTAAACTTGGTATTCCCCGAACTGGCTGCACAAGGCGTGGACTTCGGTGATTTCTTCGTTACCATGCGTGATGACGACAGTAGTGCGTACGCTAAGGCCCATGCGCTTGGTCGTGCTAGTGCGGTAGAGAATGTGTTGGGTAACACCGCTAAGGTGTGGGAGGCAGAGGTTAAGACTGCGTTTACCAATAACGAGTTGTCGCAGTTCGCACTGATGGTAATGAGTATGCCGAATAAGCACTTCGTTATCGACCCTGTGTCTCCGCGCAACAACTTCGACGACCCTGACAACGTGTTGGACTGGGAAACCAGTCACAAGGGCGAGCAGGACAGCATTATGATTTACATCAACGGCACACCTGTACGCCTCGTGGCTAAGTCGAAAGCCGCAGCTAAGGCCCTGCGCCAAGAGCAGCCCCACGCGGCAGTGGCGAAGATTGGTAGTATCAACCACTACTTCAACCAGTTCAAAACCTCGTTGAACCCTGCGTATCCAGTGTTCGGCCTTATGCGCGACATCATGACAGGCTACCTGAATATCAGCGGCGCAATCGGCGAGCAGTACGTTGACAGCAAGTCAGCCCCTGCTGTTGGTATGAAGTCTATCGGCTACGCCCTGAAGTATCTGTTCTCGCCTGACAAGCACAACCTGTTCCTAGGCACGGCTCGCGGTCAGTACACTGACCCTTGGCAGTTGGCTTACCAACGCCTCGGCGCGGGTATGCAGTTCGGCGACAACCTTAACACCGACGCGTTCGCATCCAACCCTCTGACCGGCAGACTGCCACAGCAGGCGGACTTGTTGCGTACCGGCGTGAGCAAGGCTCGTGGTATCACTTCGCGTGTGGCAGAGACCATCGCTTACCCACCGGAGACCGCTATGCGCCTCGGTGTGTTCCGTGCTTACGTCGAACACGTCTTCGGCCCACAGTCGAGCAACGTGACGGCAGAGCAGTTAGTTGACCTCTTCGACCAAGCCAAGAACCCAGCCAACGCGGACAAGGCTGCGGCGATTATCCTTGGTACGAAGAACCTGACCAGTAACTTCCAGCAACACGGCGCGGACAACATGGTCCGACATATGTTCTCGTTCCACAACGCCGTCATGCAAGGTACGTTCTCGACCCTGCCGCAAATCCTCTCGACCAAGCACGGTCGCAACAGCATGGCACTGATGGGTATCGGTCTGCTTATGGCCGCCGTCGCTAACGTTGGCGGCGAGGATGACGACGAGTTCGGCAACAGTAAGTATTACCAAATTGCCAACCGCAACCGCACAGTGAAGCTGGGCGACGTACAAATCCCTATCCCTGACGAGATGGGCTGGTTCAAACTGCTTATCGACAACGCCGTCGGTGTGGCTATGGGTAAGCGCAACATCATCGACGCAGCGACCGAACAGGTAGGTGGTATGGTTGATATGACTACCGCCCAACACTGGGGTAACACCGACAACGCCGTGGCGAATGCAATGTTCTTTGCCGCTCCTGCGTTCGCCCAACCTGCCGTGGCATTGACCACAGGCAAGGATATTTTCGGACGTGAGCTGAAGTCGGAATACGCCTATGACGAGAACGGCAAACGCATCCAGTTCGCAGCCGACGTTGAGCGTACCACCTACCACGCGTCAAGCATCGGTACTGCCATTGCAGAGATGCTGTATGGTGCGACCGGCGGCGCGGTCGATATGACCGGCGACGAGATTGATGTGCTGGGTCAGGGGTATCTTGGCGGTCTGTACCGCTCCGTGACCCGTGGTATCGACGCAAGTGCCGACCGAGACATGGGTATCGCCGACATCGTAGGCAGTGAGCTGTTCCGCTCTACCAAGCCTATCCATATCGACGGTCAGTCGGAGGAGGCATGGTTGCAGATGGGCGAGAAGCTGCACGTCAGCACACGTCACGCAGGTGGCACACTCGACATCCTCAACGCCGACATCGACCAGTCCGTGACAGAGGCGCAGCGCATCTACGCCGAGGCGGATAAGAAAATGCGAGCAGCGAAGAGCGACATGGGCTACTCCTACAAGCAGTTGAATGATATGATTAGGCAAGCCGAAGCCGAGGGGCGTTATCAAGACGTTCGGGATTATCGGGCCGATATGCGTACCATCCGTACCAACAAGGCGGCGATTCGTGCCGAGGCTACCACTGAATTGAACTTGCTCGGTATTAAATAGGAGAGTGATATGGAACAAGTCAAATGGTACAAACGCTTGCTTTGTGGTTACAACATTCTAGGCGATTTTGCTGATTTGATATGTCGGGGGACGGAGACGCAGTATGACCTGACCCTGACAGATATTCGTAACAAGACGGTCAGTACGCGGTGTTGGTGCTGTACTTTTTGGCGCGGGGTTGTTGTCGGCGCGGTTGCGTCAGCTTTGGTAACGGGGGCGATTCATGCAGCAGTTCACTTATAGACGGCGCGTCCCGCGCCCGATTCATAACACGGCTAACTGGGTGTTCTTCACACGCACACGCGGGGCGGAGCTGGTTAATACCATGTTTCTCGTCTCGGCCTGCGTCGCGCTAAGTGGGGCTAAATACTCGATTGTCAAGTTACCAATGGTATATAATGCAGGTACGCTGAATCTGACTGCGCTGGTTTATGGTCTCGTCTGTCTCGCTGCATTGCAGACGGTCGGTATGTTCTGCGACGGGGCTTGTCGATACCGATGGGTGTCGGCACTGGTCTTGTCCATATCCTCTGCGTTTTGGGCGTGGCTCGCGGTTATCACATACCACAGTGCAGCATGGCTTACCAGTATCGGCGTACATAAACAGGCGTTATTCGCCTACATTATCCTGTGCGTGATTTGCTGGCTCGCCGCCGATTTCATTAGGCAGGACATTACGGAATAGCTCGCGTTAATAAGGGGAGGCAAGATGCAAGATTTGCTGACCCCGCTGAACTTGGCTATCTTTGGGGGATTGGTTGGCGGTCTGCGTACTGCGGCAAAGTCGCAAGACTGGTGGTTTCTCCGTCTGACCGATGTGCTTATCGGTGCGATGGCGGCTGCCAGTGCAAGTCATTATGTGCCTGCCGATTCCCCTTTGAGTGCATCGCTTATCGGGGTAGTCGTTGGACGTTCGGCTGGGTACGCCGTCGATGTGGTTTATAGTCTAGTACCCCAACTGATTCCTATGATGATTCAATTTTTACAATCTATACAGAACACGAAAGGCAACAAATGACAGGTTTCACTTTGGGTAAAACGTCGCTCGCCAAGCTGGAGGGTGTACATCCCGATATGGTAAAAGTGGTAAAGCTCGCCATCACATATACCACTCAAGATTACAGTGTGCATGAGGGTGTGCGCACCAAGACGCGTCAGGCGTACTTGGTTAAGACCGGTGCTAGCCGTACCATGAACAGCAAGCATATCCAGCAGGCTGACGGCTTCGGTCACGCAGTTGACCTGTTGCCGTGGGATGACTTCGACGGTAATGGTACTAAAGAGGTATCGTTCCACTGGGGTCACTACTATGCCATCGCCGAGGCGATGCGCAAGGCGGCCAAAGAGCTGGGTATCCGTGTGCGTTGGGGTGGTTGCTGGTGTGCGCTGAATGACACAACCGCGCCTGCTACCAAGTTGGTTGAGAATTATGTGGCTGCGCGTAAGCGTCAAGGCAAGTCTGCGTTTGTCGACGGCCCACACTTCGAGTTAGAGGGTTGATATGAAACGCATTACATGGGTGCGTGGTGCGCGATACTGGTATAGAATGTGGTCTGTTTGGGCTATGTTCTTGCTGGGTCTGTATCCGTACCTCGTTGAGAACCAATCCATGCTGGGCGAGTACATCCCTGATAAATACCGTCCATTGTTCGGGCTGCTGTTGATTGTGTTGGGTGTGCTTACCCGATTGGTACAACAGCAGCGACTTACGGGTACTGTAAATAGTGAGGAACAATCATGAGTTGTGGAACTGATAACACTATGCTGCGCCTGCTGGTGCAGGACGTAGTGACCCAACTGCTCAAAGATGGTACTCTGCAAGGCGGGTTGCTGGACTGCAACGACAAGCCCTTACCGGCGCAACGCAAGATTCCCCAGTGTGAAGCTATCACGGACACCACCGTGACCAAGTTCGAGCTTGATAGTCGCACACTGAAGCTCACGCTGTCCGACAAGACGGAGTTGACGGTCGAGCTGCCTGAACCGAAGTTACCGAAATTATCTGCGAAGCGTTACCATGCTACTGCCTTGCTGGTATTCGAGACCAACGAGTGCGGCACGGCGCAACGAGTGGCAGTGGGCTACCACCCTAACGACACGCGCGACCCTGAGGCTACTGTGCCTTATCTCGATAAGGACGGCTCTGTCTTGGCTTGGCTGTACCCTGCGTCGGCTTCCGAGCATAGTGTGCCGGTGTACCGTGATAACGCAGTGGTCGGTTATGGTATGGGTGCAGGCGTGGTAACTTACCTGTCATACACTACCGGCGAGACAGAGGGTACTAACTAAAGCAGTGGTACTGGCTGTGACTGTCCTAAGCTGATTAGCTTGGGTAATCAAGAAATTAACTAGGAGATAATCTTATGGGATACCATCGTATCTTAGACTGCAACACAGGTTGTTGCGATACGCCTGAAGCGTTGGCCTCTGTTGCCCGTATCGGCACGGTGTTGAATTTCGCTGACGGCAAGGGCAAACAGACCAGCATTGACCTGTCCGATATGTTTCCAGACCCTAACCGCTTGGTCTCTGCCGAGCGCAACGGGACTAAACTGAAATTCACGGATAACAAAGGTGGGGTAACCACGCTCGACTTGGCCGACCTGATTCCGTCGTTCGACGGCGTGACCAATGTGGAAGCTACTACTGTCGGTGTGCGCGTTACCATGAGTAATGGTCAGACTAAGGAAGTCGACCTGTCCAAGCTGTACACCGCGCCTGTGGCGTTCAAGTCTGTGTCTCGTAACGGCACTATCCTGACGTTCACTGACACCGCTGGTAATGCCCACACTGTCGAGCTGGATGCCGTGCCTGTGTCATACAAGGATGCGAAGCTGAATGGCTCTACCCTGCGCTTCACTGACACTGCTGGTAATGCACACGACGTGAACTTGTCGAGTCTGATTCCTGCAAGCAAAGCCGACCGCTTCCTGTCCAACGTGGCATACGACAAAAAGGCTAAGAAGCTGACGTTCACAACCTCTGCCACCGGCGAAGCCGATGCCACTTTCGAGGTCAACGTAGCCGACCTGTTGCCAGTAGCTGTCGCGGACGGCCTGCGTGGTAACGGCACTACCGATGACCCGCTCAAGGTTAGTATCGAGGACATCAAAGGTGCTGGTCTCAAAATGGAGGGTAACACCCTCGCTGTTGACTATGACCCTGATACTATGGAACTGACTGCGGACGGTAAGCTCCGTGCGAAACCGCAGCCTAAGTTGATTAGCTTGGGTGGTCAAGAACTTAACTAAGCAGACAGTATTGTTGAATAGTGTAGTCGCCGTATGGTAAACCGCACGGCGACTTAGGAGCTAGTATGAAAGTTATCCAACCTACGGACTTACACGCGGACGACTTCTTGATTGAACGTGATAAGGTGCGTGTGAAGAAAGCGTTGAAGAACTACAACCTGAAGTACACGGACGCTTCACGCTTCGCGGACAACATTGGTAAAACCAACGACGCGGCAAACCGTTTGTACTTGCAAATACTAGACGGCGTGGGTAAGATACACATCGACGGTAAACTGCTTAAGGCCACTAGTGTGGGTGTTATCGCCCGACTTCCTGATGATGCACCAACGCCGCTAAGTCTGATTGAAGCGGGTGTGTACATTGGCGACACGTTTGGCTCGATATGGGTTAATGCCAAATCGCGCGATATTTTTACCAATGGTTTGCCGGTAGGCAAGCGTATCGTCGTGGACCTAGTAGGCTTCTTCGCCTAAATATTATTGGAGGACAAAGTATGCAAATTATTCAAGTAATCGACCTTGATGGTACTACCGTTAAGGTTGACAATACCAACCCTTCCGAGCCGAAAATCGCATCGGCTTTGCGTTTCGATACCGGTGTGCGCAAGAACGTCGCCATCGGCGACATCGCTGAACTGGTGTTCGCCAAACCATTGAACGCCAACGTGGAAGCCATTTGTGTCGGCTACAAAGGCACTGATGGTAAATACTATGGTATTACCGGCAACGGCGAGGAAAGCATTTTTGGTGCGCCCAAGAAAGAAGCGCGAAATACTAACTTCACACTTGGGTTCTCGGCTGACGGCCTAAATAATATGTACATCGATGTTACTACCACCGGTTCAGAGTATAAGGGGACCACCGGCCAAGAAGAACTGAACGGCAGAGGGGCAAAAGTAACCGGACCATTGTATGTACGCTTTGGCGACGAAACCAAACTGTATCGCTTTGAGCTTCATTCACAAGACCCTGCGAACACTCGTTATGTATTTCAGGCTACTGAACCCTATGCTGGTAAACCGGCTATCGGCGTACTGCATATCGAAGTTGGTACATCTGACAACATTAACGATACTACGCACACCGCAAGTACGGACTTGATTAGCGTGAGCAACACTGAATATTCAATTCCAGCCCATACCCCGCTCGGTCACATCCAAAGTATTTTCACCCCTGTTAACAGGGCGTAACCAACCTAAAAAGGAAATTAAATCATGGCAAAAATTGTAACTGAAAACGACATCGGCAAAGGCTTGGCGATTGAGGGCGACAAACTGGTTGCCAAAGTATCCGCTGCCGCCGGTAACGCTATCCAAGCGACTGAAGCGGGGTTGTTCGTACCTACCCCTACTGCGACCCCTGTGGACGTACACTTGGCCGGTGCGGAATATGACAAGACCACCAAGACTTTGAAACTGAAGTTGTCTGATGACACTGTTGTTGATGCGCCGTTGGCCGAATTGCTGGCTAAGGACGCGTTGAACGACACACTGCGCGGCGAAGAAGTACAATCGCTCGCTGGTGTTAAATTGGGTCACTTGATGAAAGCTGACTAAGCGTAACCCGATAGAGAAAGCCCCTACGTCGTAGGGGCTTTTGTTTTATTTCATCAACGAGCGTAGACGGCTGATTGATTCATAAACGTGGTATGACTGCGGCGGTTCGCCCTCGTTCTGTACCACTACGGTACTACCTTTAGTTTCCGCTTGGACGTGTTGGATTGCGTCAATATCGACATCGACCACCCAGCCGTAAACGAGATTCAGAGTAATGGTTTTCATATTAGATGCTTTCCATTTTCTCAACAATGGTTTCCAAAATGCCTGCGTACATTACCATATCTGCCGACACGTCGTCAGGTTCACGGGACAGGTCGAACCGTGGTAACACTTCCTCGCCATCGTAGTACACCGTCAGAGTGTGGCTGCTGGTGCATACCTGCACTTCCAAGCCGGCATCCAACTCGATGTCCACTGCGGTGCATACAGTGTTCGCACCGAGCGCAGACACCAGTGCTTGAGGGTTGACGACAACGCCACTCGCCGACACACCCAGTTCCTTGTTCACGAACTTACGACGCTCGCCCAAGATAAAGCCCTCAATATCAGGCTCGCCGAATTTAGCGGCTTCAAGGATACAACTGATAGGGTAGGCCAGTAACGTGGTCTTGCGCTTGCCCTCGCCATCTGCCAGTGGCAGCCACTCAAGCCCCTTCTTATCGGTCAGACCGAATCCTGCGATATACACGCTTTCCGGACGGTGCTTGGCACGGAACAGCAGGAAGTTGTAGTGGTAATACGAGATGGGGGTACGGGACTTGACGTTCTCCAACGCAATCGACTTAAGCTCACTGAAAGGTGTCTCACGGGTATCCTCTGCTTGTAGGCGTTCGACTTCCGCCATCACTGCGCCTTTGGGCAAGACGTGCTTGCCGACACGCAGACGGATACCATACTGGTCAGGTGGATTGGCCATACCGTGCGTGATACCACAGACACCGGCGAAATCTTTGAGCAAAGGGTCAGCAGCGGAGGTACGCAGCACGTCGGACAGCGCGACAGGTTCATCATAGTCCAAGCGGACGATAGAGGTGGTAAATTTATTCATGGTTAAACCTTATACACAGTGTTTGGTAACAGGCCATCGGGGTTGATGACATCCACACGGCTAACGCCGAAGCGGGTATCGACGGAGGAGTTGACCTCCGCGACGTTCTTAACGATTTGCGCCGCCGACAAATGTGGGGCAACATGGTCGATAGCCAGTGCAGAGCAGGTGGCGAAGTCCGCACCCTCACATACCATGTTGGTAGACTCAAGTACCCACACGCCGTTGCCTGTGTTCTGGTCGAAACAGTTGAACGTGAACACACGGATTGGGTCGTCCTCGGTAGGCGCGTCAGGGGCTACCACTGCAATACCGGCGGTATTCATCTTCGGGTAATCGTCTAGGAACGCTGTGCGCGTCTCGATACGCTTCTGCACCTCACGCCAGTGGCGCGTGATGGCATCGAGGCTGCCACTATACCCGATAGTAAGAGTACGGTCGCCGTCGCGCAAGACACGAATCTTGTTGGACGGCTCTCTACTGTCGTTGCGAGTGCAGCCGTTGTCTGCTGCAAGCTCGCCGTTTTTATACACAATAAGGGTCATTGGGATTCTCCTGTGGTTATGGGTACTGCCCACACTTTCTGCGGGTCAGTGGTTACTGCATGGGCGGTATTCGCCAGCATACGTTTCTCTTGCTTAGGCTTACCACCACGCTTGATAAGCTGGTACTCGAAGTCCGCCAACATGACACGGCGTTGGGCGCACCACGACTTGATAAGCCACGGGTTGATATAGACCATGCCGTTGGCAGGCTCGGTGCGGATGTACACGCTCTTGCGCGGCATCTCGGCTACGGTCAGTGTGAAGTCGTCCTCCATAGCCGCACCTATCACGAGGGTGTGGTCGGAGTTATCCACGAAGAACTGCGCCAAGTAATCCTGCTGGTCTAACACGCGGTAGCCGACACGGGCGCGGAGTTGCCCAAGCAGCTCGCCGGCGTAAGCGACGATGGCTGACGGCTCGAACGGCAACAGACCAAGCTGGTCGCCGATAATAGCCCCAACGCATCCTGATACCAAGTGGTTGACCCAGTAGCGTTCCTCGTTGGTCACGCTGTGCTGCTTGATGAAGTATGACAACACGTTGTCCCATAGCTGTCGTGCGGCCTCGTCGTTGTTCACGAGCCACTCGATAAGGCGGTAGCCTGCCACACCTTTGATGGTATGCAGTTGTTGTGCAAGTCGTCGGGCATGGTCGCTGTCTCGCAGGTAATCCAGTTCGGGTATGTTGATTTCCGTGATACGGCGGGTTGGACCGTCGGCCACGTCGCGCCCTTGAGATACCATATCGTACAAGCTGGTGTTGGCGGTGGCATAAAAGAATGTGCGCCATGTGTTACGGTTGCCACGGATGTCGTTGTCGCTGCCTTGAGCGCGTTCCTTGTCGCCGAGACGGGTACTGTCGTAAACCATATTCACGATTTCTTCAGGTGTCATCTCGGTTACTTCGTCACGCAGCAGCGGCAGACTGTTGAGGTATCCCAAGTTAGTCATCAAACCCGCAATGGTCGTACCATCTTTGCTACTGAACGTAACAGCCGATGGGTCGCCGAACACACGCAACGCAGTCTGACAGGTAAACGTCTTACCACGACCCGAACCGGAAGAGCTTAGGCTGATGATGCCACCTGCGTGGCTCTCAAGCGCGTACTTGGAGCTGAACGGCGCACCCAGTGCCGAAGCGATAACGAACTGGTTGGCAACTGCTTGCTTGCTACCGTACATCTCTGCAAGGATAGCCCGCCACAGACTAAGTTGTGCATCGGCGGCACTGCCGGTCATGGACGGTTTGAACGCCTTAGCGTGCTTACGCGCCACTTCCCTGTCGCCTAACGGCGCAGGTCGTGTGCCGGTGCGTGTGATAACCACGTCGCCGAGTACGAAGTCCTTACCATCTTCCTGCCAACCCATTTGTGACACGGCTGTCACAGCCGCGCGAGCGTTAATCATCTTGGTACGGCTACGGTTGAAAAAGCTCATAAGTTGTTTCCATTGCTCTGCACCATCAATCGGCAGACCCGCGCCTGTGATGGTGTCTTTGAACTCTTTTTGGGAGTTGATGTTGGTGTTGTCCAGTTGGAACTCCACCACGCCGTCGTGCGGCGAGTGGTAACGACACAGGTACAACTGCTTGTTGCTGCCGTCGCGGACACGCTCGAAGATGTAGGTGTCTTGACGACAGACCTCGAACGCGACCATCTCGTCCTTAGACTTCTTACCATCCGGTCCGACTTTAGGGATGTCGGTGTACACACCGCCGTTCTGCCCACGATAGAAACCCCACGGCAACTCCGGTACAAGGAACGTATCGGTCTGTGTGTGGTCTGAACTAACAGGCGTGATGACGATGGTCGGACGGTTCTGCGGCTCGTACCCCAACACGATAGGGTTGGTAATCTTGCCATAGTGAGGGCAGCCCTTACACAAGTCAGGATTGTTGGCCTCGAAGCTGGCGCAACTGCGTGGACCTTTGGCTTGTGCTGCTTTCGCCTCTGTCTCGCCACGGGTGTAGCTTGGGTGCAGGTGGCTTAACTTGTGTATCCATTCCTCACGGTCGGTCACACAGAACTGTGCCACGGACAACGCGCCGAACCATGTCGGCTCGTCAGCGTCCTGCTGGTTCTCATACGCCCACAACAACTGGGCGCAGCCTGTGCGCTCGTACTTCTGCCTGTCGATAATCTTGCCGAAGCTGGCAGGCTTGTACTCCGCGAAGCCGTCCATCGAGGACGACATACCGGCAGGCATAGCTATCGGCGGTGCGCCGAGACCGGCGAGAGGGTTGAACGCTTGTTGCATACCGCGCAGGGTGTTCGCAACAGGAAGCGCGGAGAACTGCGACAGCAGTTGCTGTTTGGTAAACAGATTCCCCACGCTGGAGATGGCAACAGGATTACCGGACTTGAAATGCACCGTACCAACTGGTCTCAACACGCTCGCCGTGTCTGTCGTGCGTGAGCTATCCACGCGTAGGCCGACCGACTTACAGTATTGTCCCAGCTTATCCGCAGCAGGCAGCCACTCGGCAGGGGCGATGTCCTCGGTAGAACACCAATACACATGAAGCCCCTCGCCGCTTGATACCACATAGGTAGGCTTTGGTAACACACCTTTGGCTATCTCGTCGTTCAAAGCCTCCAGTGCCGCCGCCTGTGTGGGGTACACAGCATCGCCATGCTTGGCGTACTTGGCCGCGCCAGCGTCGATGTCCAACCAAAACGAGCGCAATGCCAGCACGTTGGTCTGTGCGCGGAAGCCTTTACCATCTGCCGGTACTTGTGCGTAGCTCGCCAAACCGAAGTAGGTCTCGACGGCGCGTTGCTGAAGTCCTTGAATGAATATGTCTGTGGCTTCCGCATTGCTGAACTGTATCGGGTTATTACGCGCCCACGTCCGACTGGGGTCGTCCTGACGAGGGTGGATTTCCGTAATGCAGTTCCAACCATTGGGGCTGACAACCGTTTGTAAAAATTGGTGGTACATTTTCCGCTCCTACCGCGAGAGCGGTTATTCGCCCTCTGTGGTTTGCTGTGTTTGTTGCTGTTGCGCTTGATACCAAGCGTAAAAATTCTGCCAGTCTATCGCATCCATACCAACTTTCAAAATACCTGCGAAAGCCTTACGGTCGGAACATGGCAAAACACCGTTATTAAACAAGTGGGTAAGCGCAGCAGTAACTTTCTTGATTGCCTCGATTGTATCGGGTTCAAGGTTTACACGACCGCCGTGAACGATTTTGGTCGCAACCGTACCAGCTAAACCGACGTGTTGACTCCATACGCTCATTGGGGCTTGGGTGTACCAAGTCCATTTTGCGAACTCGCGTTGCCATTCCGGAAGTTCATCATTGGTAATACATTCGTAGGTCTTGGCTTCGCTCTGCGTGAATCGGGCAGGCTCACGGCTGTCAGTCAGAGGGGCGAGAAGATGTTGTTTTTCAGACATGGTAGATTCCTTATCTAAGTAGGGGGCTTTCGCCCCCTGTTGGGTTAGTGGCCTTGAACAATCTGCTGCGATTGTTGTACCAGTTGGGCTACGGCTTCTGCGGAGGGTTGCGCTGGAATAGCGGTGTTACCACTTAAGAAATTCGCAGCAGCTTCGGCAGGGGCGGCAGGGGTAGCCGGTGCATATACCACTTGTTGCGCAGGGATGACTGGAGCTTGCGGTACGACCGGAGCGGCAGGAGCGGCAGGAGCGGCAGGAGCGGCAGGAGCGGCAGGAGCGGCAGGAGCGGCAGGAGCGGCAGGAGCGGCAGGAGCGGCAGGAGCGGCAG